AAACGAGGAAAATGAAAAGGCCAGCGACCTCCTTCATGATGTATTTGTGGAAAAGGCTCGTGGCATTTACGAAGAGATTGCAACGGAAGACGAAGAGTTGGAAGAAGCAACAGAAGAAGTTGAAGAATCAGATTCTGAGCTTGAAGAAGCAAAAGATGACGATGACGACAAAGAGCAAGTAGACGAAGCAGACATTCAAGATGAATTTGCAGACGAAATCGAAACCGATGCAGAGCAAATTGATCAAGAAGAAGTAGCAGAAGACGACATGGAAGATGAAATGCCAATGGATGACGAAGGCATGGAAGACGACGGTGACGATACTGTAGATGAAGCTTTTATGAATGTTGAAGATGCTTTAGACGAGCTTAAAGCAGAATTTGCAAAGTTAATGGGCGACGAAGAGCCTATGGACGATGAAATGCCAGCAGATGATATGTCTGATATGGTAGATGCAGAAGAAGAAGATCCCTTGATGATGGGCGGCGACGATCGTGAATCAGTAGAAGAAGAACTCGACTACGAGGAAATCGGCGAAGGCGCACAAGCAGTTCCACAACCAAGTAATGTTGATGGCGCTGGTAAACATAAATCACCTGTAGCAAGTAAAAATGATATGGGCGGAACATCCGTAAAATTAGATGCGGGCGGATCCGAAGGAGATCACGGAGACGTTAGTCCTAAGTTAGAAGATGCAGGAAATGTTAACTGTTCTCCTGGTAAAGCAGGAAGCACAACAGCAGTATCTGCACCTAGCAATAGTGACCCGGCTTCAACATCACCAATTAGTGGTAAGTCGTTATAAGGAAAAATAAATGGGCGTAGCATTAGTAGAAAAACTAAGTTTTGATCAGGCTAATATACAAGTAGAATCCGTTGATGATGGCGGACAAAAAAACCTCTTTATGCGAGGTGTTTTTATCCAAGGTGACGTTAAAAATCAAAATCAACGGGTTTACCCAATTAATGAAATCAATAAAGCGGTTAAATCGCTTAAAGAGAAAATTAACTCAGGGTTTTCGGTACTAGGAGAAGCCGACCATCCAGAAGATCTAACTGTTAATTTAGATCGTGTTTCGCATGTTATTACAGAAATGGATATGCATGGAGCAGATGGAATCGGAAAACTTAAAATTTTGCCGACACCTATGGGTAACCTAGTTAAGACTCTATTAGAGAGTGGTGTTAAACTAGGTGTTAGTTCACGGGGATCCGGAAACGTAAGTGAGGGTGGAAAGGTCTCCGATTTTGAGATTGTGACAGTTGATATTGTCGCACAGCCAAGTGCCCCAGATGCATACCCAGACCCCATTTACGAGAAGCTTCAGTATTATAAAAAAGGTGGATCGTTAATGGAATTAGCAGAAGCAGTAAGGCACGATAAAAAGGCGCAAAAACACCTTACTAAAGGGATTGTCAGTTTTATTGACAGTCTCAAAATTTAGGAGAATTTAATATGGCAGACGCTTTTGAAGAACTATTAGGTGGAGACGTCCTGTCGGAAGATGTTAAAACTTCATTATCAGAGGCTTGGGAAGCAAAAGTTACCGAGGCTCGAGAGCAGATTACAAATGAAGTCCGTGAAGAATTTGCAGAGCGTTATAATAACGATAAGACGCAAATTGTTGAAGCAATGGATAACATGTTAACGGATGCTATTAAGCAAGAAGTTGAAGAATTTGCTCATGATAAAAGTGCATTAGTTGAGGCACGAGTTCAGTATAAACAAAAAATGCGTGAACACGCAGGTGTACTAGATTCGTTCTTAATGAACGCTCTTAAGAAGGAAATAACAGAACTTCGAGAAGACAGAAACGCCCAGGGCGAAAACTTTAAGAAATTAGAGGGTTTTGTTCTGAAACAGTTAACAAAAGAGCTCAATGAATTCCATAGTGACAAGCAAGCCGTTGTTGAACAAAAGGTAAAACTTGTTAAGGAAGGAAAAGAACTCTTACGTAGTACAAAAGCTAATTTTGTTAGAAAGGCTGCAGAAAAAGTAGAAAGCATTGTAGAAAATACACTTAGAGGAGAAATTGGTTCCTTGAAAGAGGATATCAAGTCAGCACGAGAAAATGCTTTTGGTAGGAAGATGTTCGAAGCATTTGCAGCAGAGTTTATGACAAGTCATTTAGCTGAAGGGACAGAAGTTAAAAAACTGTCCGGTAAAATTAAAGAAATGGAAACACAACTTGAAGACGCTAATAAACAAATTACCGAAAAGCAAGTTGCTATTTCTGAAGCAGAAAAGAAAGCTCGCATAGCAGAAGGTACTGCAAAGCGAGATAAAGTTTTATCAGAATTGCTTGATCCTCTTTCTAAGGATAAGAAAGAAATTATGCAAGATTTGTTAGAATCGGTACAAACTGACAATCTTAAGAAGCAATATGAGAAATATTTACCAACTGTTCTTAATGAAAATGTTAAAAAGGAATCTAAAAAAGAATCCAAAGAAACATTAAAAGAGAACGTAGAGCCAAAAGCTAGAACACAGAAAACTGTGGTAACAGGTAATAAACCAGTCCACGTGGATCCAAATACAACGGATGCAGGTGCTGAAATTATTAACCTTAAGAAACTAGCAGGAATATAATTTAAGGAGAATTAATTATGGCAGACGCACTTTTCGAGTCCAACTGGCAACCAACTAAGGACGCTCTGTGCGAAGGACTAGAAGGCAATAAAAAAGCGGTTATGGAAACCACATTAGAAAACACTCGCTCAGCACTTATGGAGAATGCTGGTGTTGGTGCATCTAATGCAGGTAACGTCGCTACTTTGAATAAAGTTATCCTTCCTGTAATCAGAAGGGTTATGCCTACTGTTATCGCTAACGAGATTATCGGTGTTCAACCTATGACAGGTCCAGTAGGACAGATTCATACATTACGTGTTCGCTATGCTGAAACAAATGCTACTATTAACATTACAGCAGGCGAAGAGGCATTAGGACCTCATAAAATCGCTCGTGCTTATTCAGGTGACGGAGCAGCAACTGGTAAAGGCCAGAATACTGCAACATCTGAAGGTACACCCGGTTCAAAAATGTCAATCCAAATTTTAAAGCAAACAGTCGAAGCAAAGACACGCAGACTGTCTGCACGTTGGACATTTGAAGCATCACAAGATGCTCAAAGCCAGCATGGTATTGACGTTGAAGCAGAAGTAATGGCTGCTTTAGCACAAGAAATTACCGCAGAAATTGATCAAGAGGTTTTAGATTCTCTTAATTCTTTAGGCGGAACTCCAAGTCTTGCTTTTAATCAGCAAAATGTTTCAGGTACTGCAACATTTGTTGGTGACGAGCATGCCGCATTGGCAGTTATGGTTAACCGAGCAGCAAATATCATCGCCGCACGTACACGTCGTGGTGCAGGTAACTGGCTCGTAGTTAGTCCAATGGCACTTACAATTTTACAAAGTGCAACAACTTCAGCTTTCGCAAGAAGCACAGAAGGTACTTTTGAAGCACCAACAAACACAAAGTTTGTCGGTACATTAAATAGTTCAGTTCGCGTTTATGTAAATCAGTATGCCGCAGATACTACACATTTAATTGTAGGTTACAAAGGTTCAGGCGAAATGGATGCCGCAGCTTATTACTGCCCATACATTCCGTTGATGAGCTCCGGTGTTGTGCTTGATCCAGCCAGCTTTGAGCCAGTCGTTTCTTTCATGACACGATATGGTTATGTTGAGCTTTCAAATCAAGCTTCATCCTTAGGTAACGCTGCTGACTATATTCAATTAATTGATATGTCTAGCAACAACGCAACTTTCATTTAATAGTGAAAGTACACTAGATAAATTAGGGTGTATCTTCGGATACACCCTTTTTTCATATAAATATACTCATAGGGGGACCAACCCCGTCTTTTAAGGAGAAAACAAATGGGAAGACCAGTAAAAAGTAAATGGATTGGTACCGCAGTAGGCGGAACCGATACTAGAGCAGGAACAGGCGGAGATATGATGGCTATCGCTTGTTTACAGACAGCAGGAACAAATAAAATTTGTCGAATTTTACGTCAAGTAAGTTCACGTAGATTTCTTGTAAAAGATAAAGATGCTGCTACACAAAGAATATGTAGATTAGTCAATAAAGTTGAAGCAACAGATGCATTAACAACAACTCCGGCATTACAGCCAGGCGAAATGATTATGAATTGTAAACGCCAAGCAGGTAGTGCTATAGGTAGAATTGTAAAGATGATGAACAAAACATGTATTGTTCAACCTGCAGCAGCAGGAGCCGCAACGAATCAATTCCACGCACGTTGGGATTTTGAGGACACAAGGGCAGCCGCTACTGCAACCGCATTAGAAATTGTACAAATCGAAGACGGTTCGAGTACGCCAGGTTTTTCAGCTGATTCATGATAATTTTAATGGGGCATTCCTTTGCCCCATTTTATTTTTTCAGATAAATATCTAAGTTAGTCTTAAGGAATTTTTAATGGCCATTAACTTAGATCATCAACGAAATAAAATTGCATCTACTTCTGAAGTTTTAACTATTAATAATACAGGTTCTTTAATTGTGCCTAAAGGAACTACGGTTCAACGTCCTGGCACAGAAGAAGGACAGATTAGATACAACAGCAATAATTTAAAATTAGAACAATACGTTAATAATGGATGGAAAAATATAGCATCAGTAGAAAGTTCATCTGAATTATCAGATGTTTCTTTGTCAAATATTCAGATAGGTCATTTTTTAAAATGGACAGGTTCTGCCTTTGAAAATGAAATGCTTAAACTAACATCATTAAGTGATGTTACAGTTTCGGGTACGCCTTTAGACAAACAAGTTTTAAAATATGATAGTAGTTCAAATGTTTTTAAACCATATACATTAGAATTAAACGATTTATCAGATATATCATATAGTGGTACACCAGCACAAGATAAAATATTAAAAACAAACAATTCTGGTACGTTTATATTAGCAGATCCTTATACAAGTGCAAGTTTTGATACTGACTTTGCAACAAAAGAATTAAATGATTTAAATAATGTTTCTGGAACACCAACAACTGGCCACTTTTTAAAATACACAGGTAGTGGTTGGGAACCAGCAGTAATGTCTTCGATAAGCTCTTCTAATTTAAATGATTTAGCAGATGTATCGGCCGGATCGCCAGGAAACAATCAAGTATTAACATGGAACGGCAGTAGTTGGATTAATAGTGATGTTCCGACTCCTTCTTTAACATTAGGTCAACTTAGTAATGTCTTAGGCGAGAGTGCAGGTCAACCGGCAGATACCCAATTATTACAGTATAACTCACAAAATACTAGATGGGAATATGTAAGTCAATATACCGGAGGAACAGGAGTTAGTATATCTAATACTAATGTTATTACTATTAATACATCAACAATAGATCATAACACATTATCAAATTATGTTGCAAACGAACATAGAGATTGGGCACAAGACCAAAGCGGACCTGTAATTCATCCTAATAATTATACTAATTCAACATATCAAGCAAGCGACTTTAATCATAATGATTTAGCAAATGTTCCTACAAATGATCATATAGATTGGACTACGGACCAAGGCACTACTAATATTCATGTTAATAACTATGTAAATTGGACATTAGATCAACCGGGAGCTACATTAATTCATCCAAATAATTATGTTAATACAACATATGTAAACTCTGATTTTGAACATAATTTGTTATCGGGTGTAGACGCAGAAGAACATATAGATTGGACAGTTAGCCAAACATCAAATAATTATATAATTCATTCAGATAATATTAATGCTCCGACATATCAATCATTTCAAGGATCAACAACTACAACTAATGGTTCTATAGGACTAGTACCGGCACCAACTATTGCTGAAAGAACATATTTTTTAAAAGCAGACGGATCATGGCAAGATCCTACAGGAAATTATGTTGATACAACATATACTTTGGCACCTGATGCTTCTACAGATGAATTAGTATTAACAGGATCAGATAGTACAACAAATAAAATTAAAATAGAAGGTCAAAATGGTATTTCTATAACTACTTCTACGGGCAGTACTAATAAATTTTTGTTTAAAGGTGATCATGATGCTATGTTAAATTATGTATCTGATGAACACATCAATTGGGCTCAAAATACTAGTGGTACATTAATCCATCCTAATAATTATGTTAATACAACATATACCGGTACAGGAGCTATTAGTATCAGTAATGCCAATGTAATATCAGTTAATGCTGGACAAATTTCACATAATAATTTATCTAATGTAACCGCCAATGAACATATAGATTGGACAGTTAGCCAAACATCGTTTAGTTTAACTATTCATCCCGATAACATACAGTCAGTACAAGATACAACATACGATTTAACGCCTACATTTTCTTCAGCCAATAATAGAGGACGAGTTAGGTTAGTAGGATCTGATAGTACAAGTGACGATTTTTATATCGAAGGTGCAGGTGATAATGTTTTATCATATAATTCTTCTACCAGAGTATTTACTTTAACAGGTTCAGACACTACATATTCTGCAGGAGCAGGTATTGAGTTTTCCGGTACTCAAATAAATGCAAAGGCATCCGAAATAGATCATAATAGTTTATTGAATCATGTTGCAAATGAACATATTGATTGGACAGCCGATCAGGGAGGAACAAACATTCATCCTGGAAACTATACTGATACTCAATATACGGTATTTACTACAAACGACAATGGATTGGTTCCTTATCCACCTACATCAACTGCTGATAAATTTTTAGCAGCAAACGGGCAATGGATTGATCCGTCGTCGAGTAGTACATTTACTGGAATAACAGAAGGGGATGCAATAGCATTTGTTATTGCATTAGGAGGATAATATGGCATCGTCTTTTAAAAATGCACATAGAGCAATAGAACAAGCAAATACAGATGAAGTTTTATATACGGCTGGTAGTACGCTCACCGCTGCAATTATTCACGCCTGTTATTTTGCAAATAAACATGTAACAGCTACATGTAGTGTAACATTAAAAATTGCCGATGATTCAAATAAGAATGGTGTTGGATCCGTAACAGATGCAACACCAACTACAGGCGAAAGCAATTTATCTGGTGCTTGGGAAGCAGGAAAAAGTTGGACTAATATTTCACAAACATCGGTTGTAGACAACAACGGAACAATTGCAGCATCGTCGGGTGCAAAGTTTTCAATTTTAACAGATAGTTCAGGTTTACCAACTTTTACAATAACAACACCTGGAAAAAATTATGGACAAAATTATGTAATAACTGTAACTGATCCGGGAAGTACATCTAATACTGCTACATTAACTGTATTAACTGTTACAGGTGCGTTAGACATGACAATACTACAACAAGTACCAGTACCGCCTAATACAACATTAAGTTTAGATAAACCTCTTAACTTAGCACCTAGTGATGTTGTAAAAGTTCAAACAACTCACAATAGTGCCGAAGTGTTTGCAAGTGTATTGGAGCAATCGTAATGCCATATATAGGTCAATCATATCATCATGTTGTTCCAGTAGTAGATTTTGATAATATTCAAAATATTCCAGATTTTCAATCTCAAACATTTACAGGCCCAGGTACTTCATTTGGTTTAACAAATGGTGCTCCTCAAGATGTAATGAGTTTAGATGTGTCAATAGACGGCGTATCACAAAAACCTAATGTAGATTATACAACTTCTCTTAATAGCGGACAAGTAAGAATAGTACTATCAGATGAATTGTCTACTGAAGAAACATTGTTAGTAGTTTATAGAGCGTTACCTGGATATAGTCAAACATTAAAAGATAATGCAACAAATCAAAAATTTTTAATAGATGAATCTACTCCTACGTTAGGCGGAGATCTTAATGTTAATGATAAACTAATAAAATCTGCAGAAAATAAAAACGTTCAAATAAAACCCGGAACTGGAGGTATTTTAAAACTTTACGATTTTACATTTACTAGTTCNGATGGAACAAATGGACAAGTTTTAACCACAGACGGTGCAGGAAATCTTACATTTGAAAATGCACCTGGAGCAGTAGGTGGAGAATCAAATACTGCAAGCAATTATGGAACACAAGGTGTAGGTATATTTAAAACAAAAAATTTAACAAATTTAGAATTTAAAAGATTAGTTCAAGGTAATGGCATTAGCCTTACTGATTCTGGAAGTTATATTACCGTAGCATATCAAGACTATTCTGCATTTAGGAGAGATTATGGTTTAATAGGTGCAGATTACGGACTTATAACACAAACTGCAACAGTCCAAGAAGACTATGGATCTATAACTTATAGTGGATAAGGAAATAAAATGGCAACAGAAATAAAATTAAGAAGAGGAACAACTGCCGAACATGCTTCTTTTACAGGAGTTCAAGGCGAAGTAACAGTTGATACGGACCTAAACACTATTAGAGTGCATGATGGTCAAACTGCAAGTGGACATAGAGTTCTTCTTTACAGTGAATTTGTAGGAGCAGGAACAGGTACAGTCACCCAAGTAGCAACAGGCACGGGACTAACAGGAGGACCTATTACTGCATCGGGTACAGTTTCATTAGATACTGCTACTCAAACAACCCTAACTAATTCGCAAACAGCATACGGATGGGGTAATCATGCTACTGCCGGTTATTTAACTGCTATTACAGGTCAAGTATTATCTTCATTATCTAACGTCAGCGGAGCTTCGCCAAACGCTGGTCAAGTTTTAGGATGGGATGCTATAAATGCATACTGGAAACCAATTGATCAAACAGGTGGAGGGGGAAGCGGCGGTTCTAGTAACTTTTTAGGGTTAACTGATGTTACTCCTTCTGCTTATACTGATCAAGGAGGAAAATTTGTAAAAGTTAATTCTGCAGCAAGCGGATTAGAATTTGGAGAAGCTACAGGAGAAAACAACTTAGCAGGAAACGTAGGTCAAGGAATAGGAATATACTATCAAAAAAATTCAACAACAAGTATGTTAGAATTTAAAAGTTTAGTTGCTGGTACAAATATTACTTTACTAGAAGGAACAAACGAAATAACAGTTAGTGCGGCAAATATTTCTTATACAGGAGGAACTGGAATTGATGTTAGTAATACTAATGTTATATCAGTAGATGCTTCTGTATTAACTGCTGACGCTAGTCCTACAATGACAGGTACTTTAACATTTACTAATAATCCAGTTTTTACAAATAACTTAACTTTAGATAAGACATTAAAATTAACATTACCTGCAGCTACATCTAAAGAAATTTTTTCTAGATCAACAATTTCAGATGCGGCAAATGATTTTTTTGAAAATTCTAATAGTAGTACTGCATCAGGGGTTTTTACTCCTGCAATTAGGTCAGGTGTTGCCTCGACAGCAAATAGTTCTGCGTTAAATATTATTTCTGAAATTCCTAGTGCTAGAGATTCAGGATCTGTAAACCTTGTTGAATTTGTTGTTAGAAGAGGGTCAGATGTAGATGATTATTCTACTCATTATGGATCAGTAGCAGACATAACAACCAGGCCTTTATTCGAGTTTAAAAATAACGCAACTAGTGTTCTTAAAATGGAAACAACTGGTACTACTATTGCATCAGGACTAACAGTAAATGGTGATACTAATATACCTCATAATTTAAAATTTAAAAATAGTTTTAGTTTATTAAGCGGATTGCAATCGGGTATTGATGCTGCAACATATCCTGGTTGTATGGCAGTAGCAAATAATGATTTATACTATTCTGCAACAAGCAACTCAGGAGAATGGATTAAGGTAGCAGATTTTTCATTAGTACCTACAGGAGTTTTTGGTACAGTAGCAGCCAATTCGGGTTCAACTACTGCTAATACAATCACAGATACATTAACTGTAACAGGCGGAAATGATATTGATACTGTTATTTCAGGTGACACATTAACTATTAATTACACAGGAAGTGGCGGAGGAGGTGGAGGCACAACCCAAAGTTTATGGGAAAGAATAAATGCAGATTCAGGGTTTACAACTGCCAATAGTGCCCAAGATGTATTAACGGTTGCAGGCGGAAACGGAATAACAACTGCTATTACAGGTGACACATTAACTATTGCTAATGATTTATACGGTACTTTACACTTTTTTGATAGAGTATTAGTTAGCGGACAATCAACTATTCAAGCATCNGGCACACAAAGTTTAAATTTTGCTGCAGGTACAGATATAGGTATAACAACCGATTCGTCTACAAGAACTATAACTATTGCATATACTGGCTCTGGAGGAGGCGGNGGCGGAGGAACAAGCCTTGCTTTCAAAACCATAGCAATTACAGGAACTTCTAATCAATCTGATGTTGTTGCAGATTCAGCAGAAGATACACTAACTTTAAATGCAGGTTCAGGTATAAATTTAGGCACAAGTGGCGATACCATAACTATTTCAGCAACTGCTTCTAGTCCTGCATTTTCTGATTTATCAGACACACCTGGATCTCTTACTGCCAATCAATTAGTTGCAGTAAATAGTGGAGGAACTGCTATTGAATTTATTCAAAAAGATACCATAGCAGGAAATGCATTTACTACATTTAATTGTCCTTCAGGGGAAAATGTATCAGCAGATACTTCGACTGATACATTTATTTTTCAAGCAGGAACCGGAATCAGCATATCAGGTAATAATACTTCTGATACTGTTACTATATCTTCGACTGCATCCTCTAGTTTTGATAGAAGACTTTTATCANCAACAACATACGTAGTATCAGGAGCATCGTCTTCTTACTATTATATTTTTATGCCTGACGGTACAACTAGAATTAATGAAGGAACTCCAAGTAGCAACGGACAAAACCCAACTTTGTATGTAATGACAGGTACAACTGTTTGTTTTGATTTAACAACTGCTGGTAATAACGGAAATCATCCTTTTTATATTAAAGATACAAATACAGGTACGTCAGGAACTTCTAATGCATATGATACAGGATTAATCCATTATGATGGTAATACTACATATCTAACAGGATCTAATGCTCAAGGAAAAACTAGTGGTTATTTATTTTGGACTATTCCTACAGGGATAAGTGGAAATTATGGTTATCAATGTCAATCACATAGCGGAATGTTAGGCACAATAGTTGTGAAAGACTTAAAAGTATTAGCATAAGGAATACATGAATGGCAAGAACAGTAGTAACTGGAAAAACATTATCAGTCAATCCTACAATACGAGGAACAGAAGGAATGATAGTACCAAAAGGTACTACTGCCCAACGACCTTCAACTCCTGCAGAAGGAATAATAAGGTATAACGATACTACAGGAAAATTTGAAGGATATTCTAAAGATCCTAATAATACATCATCTGCTATATGGACCTCTATTGGCGGCGGAAATATACTTGATTTAGGAGATGTAAACGAGAATGGTTTACAAAATCGAGACGTTCTTGCTTATGATTCTGATAATCAAAACTTTGTACCTGTTAGACAGGGGTTTAGTAAAGTTAAAGTCGCAGGACAATCTGATATTTTAACAACTTCTACTAGTGATTTAGAAATAGAAGCAGGAACAGGTATAACTCTTACCTCCGATTCTGTTAATAATAAGTTAACAATAACGTCTACTTCTACTACATTAGCTGCAGATTCATTTACTGCTGACGGAAATACTAAAAATTTTACCTTAAGCAATACTCCTGCAGCGGCAATTCAATTATTGGTTTTTGTTGATAACTTATATCAACCACCTAATAGTTATTCTGTTGTAGGAAACAGTTTACAGTTTGACGAAAATATACCTATAGGTATCGTAGTAAATGTTACTTTTTTAAATTTAGAAACACAAATAACAACGGTTGCTGATGGTTCTATAACATCAGCTAAGGTTGCTAATAGTGCTTTTCATGTCGATACATTATACGGAACAGGTTCAGGAACTACATTTAGGTTATCTCAAAGAGCATCAACTCCTAATCAATTATTTGTTTCAGTAAATGATGTCATGAAACAACCAGGTAAAGATAATGATTATTATCTAGAAAATACAACTACAACATCGGATATAGTTTTTAATATTCCTCCTGTTTTCAATGCTATAATAAAAGTTAGATTTTTAGGTATAACAACAGGCGCTCCTCAAGCGGTACCTGCAAATTCTGTTAATATTCAGGAATTAGGAACTTCAGACGGCAACGCAGGACAAGTTTTATCAACTGATGGTGCAGGCACTTTATCGTTTGTAGATAATAATAATTTTGATGTAATCTATAACAATGTTACATATCAAAATCCTGGAACTTTAGAATTTGATGTAGCATCAGGTTTTCAAATATCAGAAACTTCAACTGGTAATTTAAAAGCAACATTTCAAGAAAGATTTGAAAAAATAGAAATTGCTGGTCAGCCTACTGTAACTGCTGATTCGTTGAATAAATTTGTATTAAAAGCAGGAGGTGGTATAACATTTACTACTAATAATACAACTAAAGAAATTGAAGTTTCTTCGTCTTTAGGTAGTATTACAAATATGATACCTGCATTAGATAACACTTACGATTTAGGTAGCAATAGTGTAACATGGAAAGATTTATATGTCAAGTCTATAAAATTAGGTANTATTACAATTTCAGACACATCATCGAGTGGAGGAACATTTGTTGTTCCTAATACATTAAAATTAGGAAGCACAAATTCTGTTACAATTAATGCAAGCACAAATGGATTAGAAATTCCTAAAATAGCATTAGGTACTCCTGCTCAAATTTCAGCAAATGAACATGTTACTTTAGAAGCAACCGCAGGAAAATTAAACATACCTGCCAATAACATAGGCATTGCTGAATTAAATGTATCAGACGGAAACAATGGTCAAGTATTAACAACAAACGGAGCAGGAGTTTTATCTTTTGGTGATGCTTTAACTTCAATAATTGCTGGTTCGGGATTATCCGGAGGAACTATAACTTCTACAGGCACTATTTCTTTATCTTCAGCCACCCAAACAATGATAGATCAAGGTGTTATAGCATATAATAGATCTCTTCATGAAAATGCAGGTTATTTAACAACCATTAATCAATTTTCGTTAGATACTTTGTCAAATGTTAACTACGGTACTTTAGGAGCATCAAAAGATGAATTTGCGTTAGTTTATGATCATAATACTGGAAATTTTATTCTAAAAGATTTTAGTGTTTTGTGGACAACAAATGGTAATGACACATATTATAGTTCTGGAAAAGTAGGCATAGGAGTTTCGTCACCTTTAGCTATGTTGCATGTAGATAATCAAACATCAAACCATTCTTTTAAAATTACAGACGGAACAACTGCAAATTTATTGTATGCTGCAAAAGGAGAATCGGTATTAACACAACGACCTTTNCATATAGAAACTGATGTAAGCACTACTGTTTCTCAACCTACAACAGGCGGAAAAATTTATTTTAAAAATGGTAAACCATACTATGTTTCGTCAGCTAACACAGAAACTCCTTTAGGTGGAACTATAGAAGATCTAGGAAACACAACAATAACAAATCTTGCTACAAATGATATATTAAAATATGATGGCAATAATTGGAAAAATGTTTTACCTTCGACTATATATGCACCAAATTCTCAATATTCATTGAATGGTTTATCTGATACAACAATAGACGCACCTGTGCAAGGCCATATATTAGAATACAATGGAAACAAATGGGTTCCATCATCTGTATCAACATCTATTACTAGATATAGCGTAGTAGCAGGCGAAAATGATACCACATTTAATTTTGACTATTCTATAGGAAACATCGATGTTTTTGTTAATGGTATAAGACTTAGTCCTGCAGATTATACAGCTAATGATGCTCAAAGAGTAATATTAAATTCAGCCACTAAAGCAGGAGATCAAGTAGAAATTACAAATTATGGTTTGAAACAATTAGCACCAACATCAACATATCATAAACAAGTTTTTTCAAATTTTACAGGATCAGAAACATATATAGATTTAGATCAAGCATATCAACAAGGTTATGTAGATGTATTTAAAAATGGTGTAAAATTAAAAAATACAGAATTTACTGCGGCGGCACAACAATCTCCTTGGCGTATATCTTTAACAAATAGTGCTACATTTTCATCATCCGACTACGTAGAGGTATTAGCATATAAATCAATTTCATTTACTGATACAAGTTTTGCAATTTATACACGAGAAGCTATTGTAGCAGCAGGAGGCGAAACTTATATTAATTCCTCTCATACTTTACAAACAAATCATTTTGAATTATTTTTAAATGGTATAAAATTATCAGGTTCTGATTATTCTTTATTAACAAATAATTTAACTATAAATCTTAATTTTACATTAAATGGTGGAGATACTATTGAAATATTAGGGTTTAAATCTAGACAAACTAACGAAGTTCAAGTATTCGCAACAGATACATTTAATGTTACTAGCACAATCAATACATTAACATTGTCCGTAGAACCACCAAGTATAGAAAGTATATTAGTAATTAAAAATGGTACAATTTTACTTGCAGGAACAGACTACTCTTTATCTCAGTTTACATTGACTTTTGTTGCAAATTTAGTTAATACAGATACAGTAACAGTAAGACATATTCAAGTATCTAATTCAAATAATTCTACCCCTGCAACAGGAAGCGTATCGGGTCTTCAGATGGCAACGGTAGTAGATGGTGATTATACATTAATACCTTATCAATATCAAAATGACGATACGATAAGTACAGTAAGTACATATGGTGCGACTAATAAAAACACAATATTAGCCGGACCATTAACAATGTCTGAACAAGTAACAATAGTAGGAGTTGTAACGGTGATATAATGGCAAGTAAAATAATAGTAAATGATATAGAGCATTCAAGTGGTAGTGGTACTGCTGTTTCTATGGCAAAAGCAAATATTACAAATTTAGATACAACAAATATAGTATCAGGAACTATAGGTAGTAATGTTATTTTTCCTAATCAACATATCATAAGATATGGTTTAGCATCTTTAGCTACAACGCCGTCGGCATTAACAGCTACAGGATCAACTGATTTAATTACAGTTAATTTATTAGTACCTGCAGCATATAATTACATGTTTGTCCAATTTGATTTTAATTATAAATTAGCAGGAAATTCAACATCTACAAATCCGTATGCTTATTTTGCTATAATTGATGTAACAAATAATAATGCAGCAAAAACAATATCAAAAGTTAAACATGTTTTGCCTGCCAATACAGATGAAGTTATAGGGCAAGGAACTATCAGTGCTTTTTTTCAAGTTTCAGGAGCAAATAATTCTTATACAGTTAAATCAACACAAACATGGGGCGAAGGATCGATAACAACATTAGGTAATAATGAATCAGATTTAACTAATCCGACTACATTAACTGTAGGATTAACCCAGGGAACACCAACATGAGTAGAGCATTAGATTTAAGCCAACTTTCTAGAAATATGGTTACTGCTGATACGAGTGCAAGTGATAGGGCAAAAATGGAACCTTTAATGATGCATAGCGTAGCAACTACTGATGAAAATATTGACGTACCTGCAAATTTAAACACATTAATGATAGGTCCTATAACAATACCCACAGGAAAAAGTTTATCAATAGGTTCTGGTGGCACATTGGTAATAATATGAGCGAATTAAAAGTTAATAGAATTACAGATACAAGTGGTAATGAGATATTAAAATCAACAAATGGTACATGGACATTTTCTGCGTCACCAAACCAAAATTTAATTGATGCAGAGTTGACTAATCCTACATTAACTGGCACCATGTCAGGTGGCACTATTTCTAGCAATACCTCAGGAACACATTCGGGTCCATCNACTGGAACACATTCNGGTCCATCGACTGGAACACATTCAGGTCCATCNACTGGAGCTCATTCNGGATCGATTGCAAGTTCTACAACTTTTCCAGCAGGTTATGTAATAGGAGTTTATACAGATACTTTTACTTTATCAACTGGTTCTGTAGATATTCTTCAGGCAGGAGTAAATTGGGATGGTCTTGATGTTAGCATTCCTGCAACATCTACTAGTAATAAAATAATAGTACAAGTACATATAGCCGGTGTAACAAACAAAGGTGTTGCGGCTAGAAGTGTTTTAGCAGGATTAAAGTATAGTACCGATAATTGGACAACCCCCTATACATTAGGTCCAAACGATTTAGTGGTACAACCAGCAGCATATGCAGACGGAAATGTTAGAGAATCTCTTAGTTTTCAATTACCAGTAACAGTTCCTACCGCATCGGCATTTCGTATTAGAACTCGTCTTATAGGACAAAACGGAGATATTGAAGTACATGCCGCTACAGATGGTGTATCAAGTATGGTGGTTTGGTTAATTCAAGGATAAGATATGCCTAGTATAATTAAAACAGATAAAATAGAAAATTTATCTGGAGAAACTATTGTATCATATTCGCAATCAACAGGTCCTATATTAGGAAGTGCTGCAGGTGATGGTAAAAATAAAACAGTTCAAACAGTAATCCATAAACAAACAATTTCTCAAGATGTAATAACAAAAGAATTTGGCGCTCGATTAGATCCTTTAACACATGGAGATTTTGAAGGACGAAATGGATATCCTGCACCAATCTATAATATTCCGTCACTTACTAAGAAATCTTCTTCTAATACAGTATTAATTCAGTTAAGTTTTCAGCCTTATATTAAGGCACTAGAAAAAACATCTACCGGTCATCCTACCAGAACTTTTCCAGAAATCCCTTCTGCTCCGTTTTACAATCACACACATACTTGGGGTACTGGTTACTGGGGAAGATATTACTTATTAGTTAATACTGAGTCGTATAATATTTCTAGAGATTTAACATCTATTAGGCCTATATATCATTCATCATCTTCTTTTATTATACATGAACTTTTAGATAGAAATAACTTTCCATTATCGACCGTAATAGGCAGAGGAATAAACATAGGTCAAAGTTGGAATTATCATGACATATGTACTTTTATATACCCATCGACTCGAGTTACAATAATAGATAATTATTCTGGTGATAGTAATTTAACTAGAACATATAGATTATTTGCTATGGCAGGTCATGAGTTTAGAGATGCTCCATCTACTTCTCCTGGTGCATCTAAACCAACAAATCCGAGACATGGAGTTGGTTTAGCCGAAGGAACAATGATTTCTGTAATAATGACAGAAATACAAGAAACTACACCCGTGACAGAAATTATAAAGGATTCTTAAGATGAGCACATTAAAAGTAGATCAAATTTTTACTACAGATGACACCCCATTATTTACTACATCTTCGTCTCAAAGTTGGAATACCTCAACTTTTCCAATGGCTGAAGAAGTATCATCAGGTACAGTAGTTCAAATTCAAGAACACATGTATTATAGTTCTAATTCTTATCTTTATGTTACTGATACAACACCTATACCTTTTGCAATTACTCCTCCTGATCTTATTAGTATATTATCAGGCAGTAGTGTTATTATAAATGTATCTTTTCAAATATCGACATCATCGAGCAGTAATTATCAACAAGGTAATATGCCAAGNGGTAATGGTTCTACTACTGGTTATTCTACTTATGGAGGTATCATCTATATAAATTCAACTTCTGCTCCTCGAGGTAATTATGTTAACGGGACAATGCATGAACAAACTAATGACATACCTTCGTTCGATGAAAGCGAGATAGTCCATAAAGAAATTATTAGATTTCAAGAACGACCAGGATCTGTTCTTTATAATTTGCCATGTCGTATTCAAACAATAGATACACCAAGTTCAAATTTTCCTGTATATACAGGATATATTAGTCGAGATCCTCAAATAGAGTCTTTACGATCAACAGGTAGTTTTGGTATGGTTCTTAGATGGGGAATAAAATTTGTATTAATGGAAATACAGGCATGACAATAAGAACTGGAAAAATAGTTAATAGTTCGGGTGATGTTTTATTAGATGGTAATTCATTGCCTAAAATTACAGAATCACATGGCGGTCACATTTTACAAGTTAAATCATATCATGTTGAGGGATTGCATCAAATACTTAAAGATGAAATTGATTGGGACTGGATGGTCTTATTTGCAACACCTCCTAGAGATTTTGTGCTAAGTGATATAAAAAATTACGTTTATGTTATTGTTGAGGTTGCTTATGTAAATGAGTTAGATAANGGCCTNGATCGATCGACGGACGATTGGAGATATTGGGGGACAGGCACTGGCAGATGGAATCATTCTATAGCAAGAGGATATTCTACAGATTTAACTTGGCCAGGATTAAGTTGGCCTATTAATGCAGCCGATCCTTCTAGATTTTATCAAACAATTTATTATGGGAAACCTACTTTTAGTGATGGTAGTATATGGGAAAATACGTATACAAAACAATTTTCTCAAGAATATTTAGATGAAATGATAAGTGGTTCTGGAGGTTCAAATCCTGGAGGAGGGTTAAATCAGTATCATGCNATAGATGGCCATCATTATTATACAGAAAATCGTAGGGCNCATGGTACAGATTTATGGTACTGGACTTTTGATTATNTAGATAAATCCCCGCAACATATAAGTAATTTTTCTTACGGAATATTAACAAGACCTCATTCAAATAATTATCCATTAGAACATGTTTTTGGTTATGAAAGAATGCACAGAATAACTTTAATGGAAATAGGAGAACAAACCACAAACAATCCTAAAAGAAATACACAGGTCCAACAATCAAGTGTTGATAGGACTAAATTAAATAAAATTATAGGTGGAGTTTCTGTTTCTACAATTTCAGTAAGTTTAGGATCTTGGAGTACATCTTATATACCGACAAATTATACAAAAGTAGATATACCACATTCTTCGACTCCTAGTGTTGGTGATAAATCAGTCGACATATTAGTTTCAAATACATCAGATGGGCTTGCAAGAACTTTTANGATTTATAAAAACAATGTATTATTACACACATTTGAAATGGATGTTGGTGTACAAAATGTATATCTTCAAGATGCTAACAACATAAATTTTAATGAAACTTATCAATATAAATTAGAAACAGAAGCTAAGTTATATAATAATTCAAGTGCGGCAGTGAGCACGAGTGTCACAACTCCTAGTTCTTATCAAGCGATTGCAGTAAACACATTATCTACTTCTACTAATTATCTTGAATACACAGATTCTACTAAAAAACAATCGTTGGTTATAGAGTTTGACGATGTTGGTCCTTGGTATGATGTATCGAGGTATATATGGAATTTATATAATCCAGGTCCTGCAGGTAGAATTAATATAGGTAGGCCCGGTACTTCATTATTGGCTGCCCAAGCAAATGGACAATATTTTTATTTAAATAGATCCGAAGGATCAGGATCACAAACACACACCGATTTAGAAATAAGTTATAATACGGTTCCTTCGACAGGTAATTATAATGGTAGAATAAAAATAGTATACGATGCTACACTATCTTCTTTAGGAAAATATCGATTATTTGTAGATGAGTTAGCAGATGGAGTCGATCAAACAAATGCCCAATCTGGGGTTTATGCGGCATATGGTGACCCCACTGCTATTGTATTAGGAATATCTAAACCTTATTATGGTAAAGGCACACCTTATCGTATAGATAGTACAAATGGATATTTAAGGCATATGGTATCATTCAGTACCGACACGACAAATAATAATCAATACGGATTAGAAACAAAAGATTCAAACGGAAATGTTGTTTCTCAAATTTTTTCTATACAACCTGATTTAGCACATAGTGATGGTACGTCAGGAAATAATCCAGCAACTATTACTACAGGTTACTGGGGTGACGGAACATTGTTCCCTACAACAGAAACAATGACCGGTTCATTTTCTTGGACAACACCCATTGCAGGAGTACATACATTAAATAATGGTCTTCCAACAGTTACGTGGAATGTAAATTTACCTAGTACATCAGGTATACATTTTCATGTTTCGATATATAATTCAAACGATACAGTTAATAGTCAAATATCTGGCAATAGTAATTTTTCTCTTGCTGCATTAGAGGTTGATATAGCAAATAGCTGGGAACCGTTTGCCACTGATTCGATTGCCGCAAAAGATCCGGTTTATACTAACTTTTCTATTACTGAAGTGCTATTAAGAGGTAACGAAACCGGACACGTAAAACCAGGCGATACTGTTAGAATAAAAGCAAAATTTTTCTATGTAGCTGAAGGCCATAATCTATCTAAATTAAATAATTCACATAACGGACAAGTGTATAATGTATGGCAATTAGGAAAACATTACGAACCTGAATGGTCTAAAACTGTAGATATAACTATACCTGATTTTGTAACTGTTACCAATAGAAATTATTATCATAATTTTAGTTGGAATAATCTTCCAAATTCATCTAATATAACTGGTTACAGAGTGTATTATAATGATGTTAGTAATGTAACATCTGATCAAGGAGCAAGTAGATTAGCAGGAGTATACGGCGAAAATGGAACTGCCAAATATAGAGATTTTAGTAAAAAAATTACAGGTGCTCATTCGTTAAATGTGGCTAATGTTTCTCATGATCACGGATTGNTTATAGGACAAAAAATAGCAGGAGTAGGTTTTACTAGCGGAGGTACAAACACCGGAACAGGTTCAACTAAAGCATTAGACGAAGTTATTAATCAATGTATGGATATTTTAGTAGATTCAAACGGTGTTATATATCTATTAGTAAGGGGTGAGATTAAAAAATTAACTTTACAGTCCGACGGAACATATAATATAGAAACATGGGTCGGAAGTCAATTATCAGGTTATGTAGATGGTCAAACAACCTCGGCTAGATTTGCATTTATTGAATATGGATGTATAGATAGCAATGATAATATCTATCTAACAGATCGAGATAATCTTGCAGTAAGAAAAGTTACACCAACAGGAGCTGTAACTACAATAGCAGGTGGTCCACCGCATGGAGTTGGCGACGGTAATCCGTTTGGAGACCTGCCTAATAATCCTCTTTTAAAAGGTATAGCAATAGACTCAAATGGTGATCTTTATGTTGGACGCAACTGGGGTGAAAGTGTTAGTAAAGTAACACAAGCAGGTGTAGTTTCTACTTTTTGGTCTGCACCTACCGGAAACGGAAACATACATGATGTTGCAATAGACTCAAATGATAATATATATGCCGCGGCCAAATATCAACAAGTATATAAAATTGCTCCTAACGGAACAGGTGTTACTTTAACAGGAACAGATTACGGACAAGGCTCAGGTAATGTTGTAGGAACATTATCCCAAGCTAGATTTAATCAAATACAAGCACTTTCTTGGGATGAAACTACAGATAAATTATACGTTGGTGATGCATCTGGTNTGAAAGTTGTAGATGAAGCAAATAANTCTGTTACACATTTTTCAGATCATCACCTTAATACAGGCGGTCAATACAAATATAGAAGATTAAAAAATAATGAAGGGTTTATATCTATTGGTCAGTTTGGATCNNNCATCTACAAATATANATCTGTGCCTGACGATTATTTTATGAACACTGACGATGCCGAAACAGGTACTGATAAAACAAAAATTTTTACATTTTGGGATGGTAATAATGTTCCTAAAAGTAGTGGAGATTCGTCTGTAACTGTAAGAAAATTTTTTGGTATAGGAGCTCTTGAAGGAACCTATTTATGCCCTGTGCAGATTGAAGAAGTGCCTGTCGTTCTAAATCCTAATTTAAATAGTAGTTCTACTTACACAATAGATGGATTGACAGGTGTATCAATGTCACAAAATTTTATAGGAAACTATACATATTTTAAAATTGATTGGAGTCCTGCATCAACAATAGGTTTATCGTATGTAGTTATTGAGAGAACATCCCCTACCACTGCAACATTTAGAGTTGCTCCTCAACTAGGAACGTATAATGATTTTCCTAGCGTTCAGGGCGGAAATCCTGGAAGTCCAGTTACGGCAGGAGACACATATACATACGAAGTATACGGGGAAAGATGGTGCGATCCTACAGGACAATCCGGAGAAACCTGGGGTTCGATGAGGACTACTAAAGCTCAGGCAACTACTGTAACTATATCGGCAGTTTCGACTGTCAACAATCCAACTGCTAATTTTACTTTTGTTATTACACCATCAGGAAGCAATTGGCAAGTTACCTTTACAAATACTTCAACAGTTAATAATACTTCAGCAACAATTACATCATACCTTTGGGATTTTGGTGATGGTAATTCATCTTCCTTAGAAAATCCTGTACATACGTTCACTAGTGGTAATTCATTTTATAATGTTGATCTTACTGTTACACAAGATGTAGGTAGTTTGTCAAATACTATTACAAAAACGGTTGCGTTCAATGTAGATATTGAAGTACTATTAGTAGGCGCTGGTGGATCAGGTGCTAGAGGATCTTATAATCCTGTAGGAAATGGAGCAGGCGGCGGAGCAGGAGCAGCATATTTCTTATCAGGATCTAATAAATTATCTGTACCTGCGTATACTGATTTATATTTTGTAGTTGGAACAGGAGGAGCAATACCTGGATTCCAGGCAAGAGGTAATAACGGTGGAACTACATCTATAATAAAAAGTTCAACACCTAGCTTTCAGTATGATGCTGGAGGCGGTGGCGGTGGCGGTGGAGGATCTGGAGGTGGTAACACCAGTGGAAAAAATAATACCGATGGCGTCGATGCTCCTACACAAGCTGGATCTCCTACAGGATTTCTTCGAGGTAACGGCGGTGGAGGTGGATTATATTTTTTCTATCAAGGTCTCGGCGGAGCAGGAACAAATCAAGGATATACATCGTCCGGATCTTCAGGACATGGAGCAGGTGTAAACGGCCAAGGAGCTACATATACATCTATTGGGCCCGGCCAAAATATAGGAACAGGATCAGGTAATAACGACAAAACTTTTAGATCCTTAACAACAGAAATGATAGGTCAAGGCGGAAACGGACAACCCCCGACTTCTTCTAGTCCTATTACAAACCCTATGACAGGAGCAGGGTCAGGAGGTTATGGAGGACAATCAAATCCTAATTTTTATGGCCAAGGTAATGTTCCTTCAGCAGGCAACGACGGTGGAGTTTATATAAAAGTGCCTAGCACATATATGATTACGAATAATGCAGGCTGGCAAATGGATCAAGGAAACTATACTCATAATGGAGTTACATATGATTTTTATTATGTAGAAACTAACGGTGCTCATACCATAAGAGTAATAGGACCATTTGGTAATTAATAAATATTAGCATGACACGACCTCGAGATTTTGCAAATTCATTAGGATTTTTTAAAGTTGTTCATTTTACCTTAGCATCTCCGCAACTTTATTTTTTATCTGATCATATAAGTGGTAATGTAGATGTTTTTTTAAATGGTGCATTAATAGTTCCAGAAATACGGGATAGTTCAGGGGTACTTTCTAATTTTTTATCTACTATTTTTGATTATCAAAGCGGTACGGCAAGTAATACACAAGGTACAGATTGGACTGCAATAACAACTATTGAAAAACATTGTACAGCTATTAAATTAAATTTTACTCCTAGTACAAGTGACATAATATCTATAAGGAGTTATTAATGAGTAGAGCTAGAGACACAGGCCAAGGAACCAATCATAGCGGAGGTACTTTATCTAGTAATATTACTATGCCTACAGGTATGATTGTTAAGGTTACAAAACATAATTTTGCTGATTATTCTGTATCATGTCCTGATTATGCCAATAACAAAACTAATTTTAGAGTAATATCAGATGGATCTAATAGTGTTTCTTGGCAGGTAACTACAAAACAACAATATTCGGATATATTAATTATAGGTTCTTATCATTCTGGTGGACAGAGCAGTCATGAATATTTTGATATGAAATATGGCTCTATAAGTTCTACCGATACAGAAACAAATGGTAATTGGTTATCAGGAACAAGTTATGATGGAATGACATCTAAACATCCAAATGCTGCACATGACAAAGAAATTAATTCTATCGTATGGCTCCATACGGCAGGGTATAATGCTAACACAACAATATATTATGCTCCTTATGTTGGGCAATGGAGTGGTACAGATACCGTTGAGATTAATAGATATTCTTCCTCAGATACTAATGGTACAAATTTAACCCATTTTCTTTTTATTGAAATTGCGAAATAAATATTAGCATGAGCAAGTTATACGTAGATGAAATTGTACCTAGAGATACTACTAGCACGAATAAAATAGATCTATCTGGTAATAGTGTATCATTTACTAATTTAGCGTCAACTCAAACATTTACAGACATCACAACAACTACATTAAATACTTCATCTATATCATCAGGAACTATTGGAGGAAATGTTGTTTTTCCGCAAGGTAGTATCATTAATGTTTCACATGTACAAAACTCTACTAGAACAGTAATATCAGGTTATTTATCTGCTCCTCATATATATTGGAATGCAGGAAATATTACAAAAAAGAGTGCAGATAGTTTTTTAATAATACAATGTTTATTAATTTTTTGGCAACCTACTGCAAACGGCTGGGCAGATAAGGTAGGACCTATGGTTAGAGTTGGTGGAGGAAATGGAACAGTTCATTATGATGGTGTAACTATAATACGAAACGATGGTACTACGGAAAAACTTACAATGTTAAAAGGTGATGTTTATCATTATCTTGCTAATCAAGTAGGATCCATTCAAATAGAAATTGGACAACATCCTTCAAATAATGCCAATGATAGAAGAATAGGAGGTGTATTGAATCCAAGTGGTACTGATTATCAAGGTCTGAGGCAACATACTTCAGATCTTTTTGTATACGAGGTAATGAAATCATGAGTTTAGCCATAGTATTATTTGAAAATTATGATGGAAAATTTCAAAGTTTTCCGTCTCCTACCGATACTATAGAAGACTATGATAATATAGTTTGGACAGACAAAGATATACCTTCAAAGGAAGAACTTGAAATTAAAATTAAAGAGTATATAGCAGAAAAACCTATGAAACTACTACGAGAAGAACGTGACATTAGACTTCAAGAAACTGATTGGTGGGCATGTGGCGATAGAATGGATTCGATGACTAATGAACAAAAAATTTACAGAAAAAAATTACGAGATTTACCAGNAACTGCTGAACCTAAAATAGAAAATGGTCTGTTGACAAATGTAACATGGCCCGAAAAACCTTAATAAACATTATATGAAAATTAAAAATATAGTTATAGTAGGNGGTGGGTCGTCTGGTTGGATGACCGCATCTGCTATTGCACATAATTTACCNGAAATAAATTTAACATTAATCGAATCACCTAATATACCTAATATAGGAGTAGGGGAATCGACGTTAGGACACATTAATAGATTTTTTCGCTTATTAGATTTAACAGATCAAGATTGGATGAAAGAATGTAGTGCTACATATAAAAATTCAATTCAATTTACAAACTTTCATAAAATTGGTACAAGATTTCAATATCCATTTGGAGGATTTGTTATGCCTCCAGATGATGACAAGTACAAATATTCAACCGAATTTGATATTCCTATTTTCTTAGATTTACAACGATTGTTTCCTGAAGAAATTTCTTGTGAGGATTTTGTTAGATTTTATAATATTAATAGTTTATTAGCAGAATATAATAAACAAACAACAAAAGATGTTTGTGGGTTTGATTTTTTTAATCATACTGCATATCATTTAGATGCAGATGCTTTGGCTATTTTTTTAAAAAATAGATATAGTAATAGAATAACACATATTTTAGATGAAGTCAACAATATAGAATGTAATGAATTAGGAATAACAAAAATTATATCTACTAATCATACATTAACTGCTGATCTGTTTATAGATTGTACAGGATTCAAATCACTATTAATTGAAAAAACATTAGATGTAGATTGGTATCAATTTCCGCACCTACCTAATAATAAAGCAGTAACAGCAAGAATACCATATACAACAATAGAAGATCAAAAAAATTCAATACATAACGTGACAGATTGTAAAGCCTTATCTTCGGGATGGTTATGGGATATTCCGTTATGGAAAAGAAAAGGAGCAGGGTATGTTTATTCTTCAGAGTTTTTAACTAAAGATCAAGCAGAAGAAGAATTTAGAAAAGAAACAGGATGGAATGATAATGTTAATCATATTAGTTTTAGGCATGGTTATCATAAAAAAGCATTTCACAAAAATGTATTAGCTATTGGGTTATCATATGGTTTTATAGAACCATTAGAATCAACAGGATTATTAACTACTCATGAAAACATTATAAAGTTTATTAAATTAATGCAACTACATGAAGGTCATGTAAACAAGTTGGATAAAATATTATTTAATACTTCTTGTGAAGCACAGATGTCAGGTCTTTCGGATTTTGTAGGAGTACATTATGCATTATCAAGGCGAGACGATACACCATATTGGCATTATGTTACAAATGAAATTGATCAATCTAGATATGAATATGATTTACATGTTAAAGAAGAAAACATTGCACAAAGTTTACATGAGATATTTACATTTGATCGATTTGATTCAAGGAAAGAAGGAATGTTTTGTATTTTAATGGGTAATAATTATAATCCTGCAGAAAGAGTGCAATTTAATTATTCTACTGAACAATTAAAAAATATTAATTTTAAAAAAAATTTTATCATAGATTCTATCAAATCTAGAATAGATTTTGTTAAAAACCTACCATCATCGTATGATTTTTTATATAATCATATCTATAAATAGTCATTTACTGTAATTTTGCTAAATATTAATACACGGAGTACGGAATGAATAATGGCTTTAAAAACTACAAGTCTAATATCAGATAATTCGGTTACTGCAAACACAATTAAAACAACAAATTCTGGGACTGCCGGAGATGCAATAACTACTGATGGTTCGGGAAATTTAGTTTTTAAAACATTGCATGGAGCTCAACCTAATGTATCTTATAAAAATGCAAACTTTTCTATAAATGCTGGGGAAAATGTACAATTAGATACTAGAGTAAATTCTGTGTTTGTTACATTGCCCGCATCTCCAACTACTGGAGACGCTGTTCATATATCTGACGGCGGGGGTAATTTATCAAGTTTACCGGCAACAATTTTAAGAAATGGTAATACTATTATGGATTTAGCAGAAGATTTAATTGTAGATTATAACTTAGCATCTTTTGGTTTAGTTTATAATGGTTCTACATGGAGAATATTTTAATGTCAATTTTTCTATCAGATTTTATAAGTCCTTCAAGTGGTTCGACAACAGGTTCAGGTCAAGTTAACCAAATAAGCGATGAATATTCACTTCATGCTATGAGAAGAGGAAAAGCAGGCGAAACTGTAAGCGTAGTTATAGGCGGAGTTGCAAAAGATGTAGATGCAGAATATGCTATAATCTATACGAAAATAAAATTAAACGGAACAGAAGATATCGAATTAACTGATGATACAGGTTTTGCATATAATGGCTTAGAAGACTTAGTTAATGGTGTGCTAGAAGATGGAACTACACAAAGAAATACATTATATGCAGGATATGAAGAAACAGGAAAAGATCCTTGGGATACCAATGTTAAACATAGGAAACATGATCAAATACGATTTGATAACCTACAATTATATTATCTATTAAATGCTAATGGTAAATTGGTTGCTAGATATAAAGAAGTAGGAAACCCTTCAGGTGATCCTGTTTAAATAAATATATAAAATTATATAAGGAACGGTTTAATGGCTGATTTTATCTTAGGACGATTAAAGTTCAAATGGAAAGGTAACTGGGTTACCGGTACATCGTATATTGTTGATGACATTGTAAAATTTGGAGCTAATACATATACTTGTGTGGTCAATCATACTGCTGATGCAGATTTTTATGTAGACTTAAACGCTACAACAAATCGATGGCAGTTACACACCGAAAGTTTTGCGTACAAAGGTAAATGGACTACAAATGGTTCCAGTTATTCATATAAATTAAATGATGTTGTATCTTGGGGAGCAAACTTATATCTCTGTTCAACTCAACACACATCTACAGCATCTTGGGATTCAACCAAATGGGCTACATTTTTAGCAGGACTAGAATGGGAATCTTCTTGGTCATCGGCTACACAATATCAAATTGGTGATGTAGTAACGTATGGCGGTTATTCTTATGTTGCTAAAGCAGATAATATTAATAAAAAACCTTCACAAAATACAACAGAATGGGCTGTATTAACTACCGGTTTTAACATGGAAGGTGTGTTTAATTATGGTTCTAGTTATGAAGTCGGTGACGTAATAACATATGGCGGATATGCTTATGTAGTAAAAACAGATCATAGTAGTCAATATCCTACTGTTGATACTGGTTCTGCAACTGCTACAAATGCAACATATTTTGAATTATTATCAAAAGGATTTGAATATAAAACTGGAGGTTGGACTTCTGGTACAGCATATAAATTAGGCGACATTGTTAGATATGCTCAAGGATCTTTTGTTTGTGTCCGTGCTCACCAAGATAGCGGAGTTCAAAAACAACCAGGTCAGTCTAGCGGTTCCGGATATTGGGAGACATTAGCACAGGGTGATACTGGTAATGTAATGACAAGTGCTGGAGATTTGTTAACACAAACTTCGGGAAGTGCAGCTAGATTACCTATAGGACCAGGGGGTTGGCAATTACAAGGAATTGGTAGAAATACTGCTGATAATTTTAAAGCACAAGAATTAACATGGGGATCAGATTGGTCAGGTAATACATTTTACGTAGATACTATAAAAGGCGAGGATGCTGAATATAAATTGTATTCTCCGGGTCCGGCGCAGTCAACAAATATAAATTTTTATAACCAAGATGAAAATGGTGCGGCGGTTAGCGGAGGTCAAGAATATCGACCAGGTGATATCATTAAATTTGCGCCTAATGCATTTAATGCAGCAAGCGGACCATATCAAATAGGTGACATAGTTTTTTATGAAAATGCTTCTTTGGCTGTAGGATATAGACGACAATGGTATAAATGTATTGCTACCACATCCGCAACCTCAGAATTACCAACAGATACTGCTAAATGGAAACCTGCTTACCCTTCTAGAGCATTTGTTCAGACAGGATTAACTAACTTTGGTTCAGGAACAACAATAGATGATGTAGCGTATGGTAAATCAGAACTATATGGTGAAGACGCAACAGGCAAAACATTATATAAAGTATACATTTGTAAAGGCGGCCCTGCATCCGGAGTTAAAAACGTAGCACCATTAAAAACAAATTCGGTTGGGTCTAGTACAGAATATACCGACCAAATAAATCAATACTGGGAAGAACTTAAATCGGGCATAGAAGTAAATGCAGGAACAAACGAAGTTACTGCTGTTATAGGTTGGGGGCGATCACAATCTGCTCCTTTTAAAACAATAAGATATGCATGTTCTAAATCAACATCAGGAGATCAGATTATAGTTGCTCCAGGCACGTATAGAGAATTTTTTCCTATAAAAGTGCCAGCAGGGGTCTCAATAATGGGTTATGAAATGAGAACAACTTTTGTTGAACCTAACATGGAAGACGACGGTGGAAATGGAGTAGGCAAATGTATTCCTTATTCAGGTAACGCAGGTAATCATTACACATCAGGCACTCCTAATAATGAAGTTGCCATGTTTCTTATGAACGACTCAACTACTTTTAGAGGAATAACATTAAGAGGAATGGTAGGAACAGTATGGGGTACACAGGTTAGTGGCCATACAGAACCTACTGTTAAAGGCGTATGTTTTAGATTAGATCCTGAAGGACAAATTAATTTAAAATCCCCGTTTATTCAAAATTGTTGTGCAATTAATGATGGAGGTGGCGGAATTTATTGCAATGGCGCTGACGGTGGTGGTCGTTATAAAAGTTTTACAACAAACGATTTTACACAAATTAACTCCGACGGCTTTGCATTATTCGCGACCAACAAAGGCAGGATTGAAGCAGTTTCGGTATTTACATATTACTGTCACGTAGGTTATACAACTACACATGGTGGCATTATACGTTCTGCAAATGGTAATAATTCATATGGACATTATGGTGCAGTATCTGAAGGATACGATGCAAACGAAGTAGTAATTACAGGTACTGTTGATAATAGAATGCAAGAAGCTCAAATATTTCGTGTAAAAGTTAATACTGTAGGAGCTAGTGCAGGTCAAATAGGTTGGGCAGAATGGAGTTATGCAGGTGAATCTTATTCAGGGACTCCTACTGCATCTGTTGTAGCAGTTAACGATGTAGATGCCGCAAATGGGGCGGTATCATTAACTATTAGAAATGGCGGCATAACAAATGTTGTTATGTCCTCAGGATCAACTGCTACTAATTTAACTAGAGAATCTGGTAATGCACAAGGAGGCAGAGCAACAGGAACAACCGCTGATAATAGTTCGGCATATGCTGAAATTACATTAAAGTCAACAGATTCTTCATCAAATGATGCGTATAATGGTATGAGAGTAACTATTACCGGCGGAACAGGTTTTGGGCAAACAGGTATTGTGCAAGATTTTATTGCTGGATCTAAAATTTGTGTAGTTACTAATGATGCCGGAACAGGTGGGTGGACGTCGTTAACAGGAGCATCTATTGTTGCACCAGACTTAACAACAACATATGAAATAGAACCAGCATTAGTAGTAACAAATACTGGTGCAGGAGCAGGTTCAGGAGCTCAACTTAGATGTATTGTTTCGGTAGATAATACAATACAACAGATAACAATTTTAGATCCAGGGCAGGGTTACGGCACAGGCAATGATGCTCCTCAAATAACAATTACAGATCCTAGAGCAACATTCAGTGGAGGTCCGGCATTTACTATTAAAGTTGCTAATGGTGTACTACATAATTCAGTTACTAATGCAGGAACAGGGTATCCAACAGGTATGGTAGGTGCTCTTCACCAAGGTGTATCAAGTGACGGTGTCACAAGTATATCAATAGCCGATGATAGCGGTACTCCAACAGGTTATGCAGAAATACCACAATTTGGACAATATTTATGGGTAGAAAGTTTAACTGCTGAACCTAAGGCAGGTTCTATTGTTCAAATAACTATTAATGTAGCGGGAACACCTACAGAAAAATATTATATTATTGTTAAAGTTCTCGAATATGGTACATATGGATCTGGAAAAGCAAGATTACAATTAGGAGCTCCGTCAATAGGCGAAGCTTCGGCTGTTGCCCAAGGAACTTCTTTTAATATAAGAAAAGAATATTCTAGTTGTAGAATGACTGGTCATGATTTCTTAGATATAGGTACAGGTAATTTTATAACATCTAATTATCCAAATGAGCCATCAGGAACATGGACTGCAAGCGGAACAACATATACTGCAAAAGCAGATCAAACTAAAGAAGTATTAGAGCTTTGCGGAGGAAGAGTATTTTATACGTCAACCGACCAAGATGGTAACTTTAGAGTAGGTACATTATTCCAGGTTGAACAGGCAACAGGTAGTGCAACATTAAATTCAGAGCAATTTAGTATTTCAGGATTAGATCAACTTAATTTTGGTTCGTTACAGTTTGGTGGTTACGGAGCTATTGTTACAGAATTTTCTAGAGATGGCACACTTAGTGGTAATTCAGATAATGCCTTGGTAACAGAAAAAGCAATTAGGGAATATGTAACTGCCCAATTAGGTGGCGGTGAAAACGATTTACAGGTAAATAGTGCTGTAGTCGGAACCGTAACAATGTCAAGTAATACATTGACTACTACCACCGGTTCAAACAACGATTTAGTTTTAAATTCTGATAGTGGAAAAGCAAGTTTTACAGCAGAACCTCAATATGCAGGAACAATTTCAACAGATACTACTTTAATAAACAGATCATATTATGAAGACCAATATGCACTTCAAGGGGCAACATCAAGTTTGCTTGACACCAATCGAAATACAATGAGATATGGTAACGAAAATGCAAACGCAGCAATAGTAGGATCAGTATTAGATTAAAAAGGATAACATATGGCAGTTTTTAACCCAGCAATTAAAAAAACTTTTACAGTAAAGGTCGCAGGAGGCAAATTTGTAATAGATAATGTTACTGCGCCTATTCTTAGTATTCAACGAGATCATTTATATGTATTCAATCAAAATGATTCGTCTAATGCAGGATCAGATGCAGCAGGTTCTCATCAATTATATTTTAGTAGAACACAAGATGGTAAACATACAATTGATATAGGAGTTGAGTACGGTAAGGAATTTAGGCACGGTGTATCGTATTGGTTAGATGGCGTAAGACAATTTAATTTAGCTGCATATGTAGCAAGTTTTCATCTTGCATCAACACGAGAAGTAAGAATAATAGTGCCCGATGATGCACCTTATAAATTATATCCGGTGTGTTGGAATCATTCTAACATGTATAATACTAATTATTTTCATATAGGAAGTTCGACTTCAAATACAACATTTGCATTAAACACATTATTAGACGCTATAGATGCTAAAGTTGATACTGCTCCTGCAGCAGATCTTCCTCAATTAGCAAAAGGATTGAACAACGTAAAAGATACAATTAATCCTGATACGGACTATGCACAACAACCAGAAGATATGTCAGGTGATGTTGGTCCAGATGTAGTTACTTGGGATAGGCAACCTGAATTTATATATTGGGGTTCTAGGCATCATCATAGTTTTGACGGAGGAGGATCTATTGTTTATGATTCTAATTTAGAGGCATGGTCACAAACCAAGTATATAGGTTGGTGTTGTTTTGTTGGATCTAGCTCGATGGGCTCCAATTGGTACAATCATAATTGGTCATCTCACCCGGTGCATTATTCAGGTAATAGTTATCATTATACAAGAACAGATCATCATGTTTGTGGTTGTTATTGCTGGATTACAGGAACAGACTGGACCGGAGAATTAGGAAATGCCGCTTTAAATATTGGCGAATCAGGATTATACTCTAGATATTATAGTCACGAATCGTTATTTAGAGTAACAGAAAACATGAACATTCAAAGTTGGGAAGTTCGAGATAATAGAGTATATGTTTCGCAAAAATCAGAACAATTAAAATTAAGAAATAGATTTATGGTTGGTCATAATACAGGAGACCAACCTATTTCTATTAAAAATATTCCTGTTGGTGGTTTTGGAGGAATGTCTTCTTATAATAGAAAAAGAAAAGAAGTAGCAGTATGTCAGCGAACTAGTTTAAATGTAGATGATTATGGACAAACAAGATACTCCCGTTATAATGCAAATTCATTTGAAGGGTTTGATAATGACATTTGGGGTAATGGTAATGGAGCATATCATCAGGCTCAAACTTGGAATAATTGGAGAACCAAAATATATCCTGATGTTCCGGAAATTAATGCCTCAACTAATTTAGCAAAAGTAATGGACGATAGAAAAACCAAGACATTCTTTTGGAAATATAATTCAGGTGATGGTTGGTATTCTCACTCAAAAATGGCATTATGCGATAATGGTGATATTTTAACAGTAGTTGCTGCCTCGCATAACAATTATACGTTGGCTAGATTAAAAAGAAGTAAGAACGATAAATTTCAAGTATATCAGCAAGAAGGTACGCAAATGGCGTATAATAATAGAATATGGCATGGTAATGAAGGTGGCTGGGATAGTGATGCTAATTACGGTCACGGTTCTGGTATTCGAGTAGTTATGTCTCGAAATAAACGAAATGTTGTAATGTATGGTCCTTGGTATAATTATGGTGCAGGATCTATGGGTTGGATTGTTGTAAGAGATTCGGCTAAAGCATTTGGTCAGATAATGTATAATAAAAATCACCACCATGGTGTAATTGTAATGCCATTTAGAGATTCTGATTTTATTATTCAGCATAGTCATAATATTGACGAAGAGTATGGCGCAGGTGCAACAAGAGTTGCATATCAAGATGGATATGGTAATATGGTACCTTACACAATGGGCGATAGATTGGATTCTAATACACATAGTACAAATTATGCAGTAATGGCAAGATTAGATCATGACGGATTAACATATTAATAGGAGAATTTTATGTCAACGGTTCTAGATGCAAAAAACGCACTTTTAACAAAATTAGAATCTTTAGTCGATTCTACAACATCTGCTTCAGATTCTATATCTATGGTAGATACACTAAAAACATTAGATACTTCTGCNGACACAGAAGTCCCAGTTAATCCTAATCCTGAATTTCATTATCGAAGTTGGAGACCAGAATATGGTGTCTGGTATGGTCATCACGGAAACCAAAATGGCGGAACAACGCAATACGATAAATTTGGAAATCCTATTCGTGATAATGCTTATTGGCATCATACTGTTCATGATGGTTTCTCAGCATGGTATGGAGCATATGCAGGGGATATTCAAGACACATATTACAGTAATTATTGTTGGTTTTCCAGGCAATCTCATACAACTAGTACCGATTTATACGCAAATCGAACTACTGCTAACGGAGAATTAGGTAGTAGTGTACAACGGTCGGGCCCACAGGCAATCACAGTAGGTACTTCTGAAACAGAAAAAAATGCTAGGTCTATTGATATGCATAAATGCGGTAATGCCGAAATAGATAATAGAGAATGTTATATGACATACGACAATGTTACTATTAAACATAAATTGCGTGGTTTACATGTAGATCAAACACCTCTATCATCTTATATAGCACAATCAGGTGTACAAGCACATTATGGTGGTTTAACATATAATAAAACACGTAAAGAATTAGCAGTTATTAATCAATATATTGATAATAGTTTAAATACCAATTTTCAAATGGGTCTATATAAAACTGTACCTAGAATAGATAGAAATACTAATCTAACAACTTTATTAGGTGGCATATCTGCTTTATCTTACAAATATCAACAAACATCTGCTTACAATGCTGCAGATAAAGAAACGTATGAAAATAATAAAATTGTACTTTGTGATAATGGTAAGTTTTATGTAACAACAATGACTATTGCATCTAATCAATTTAATATATCAACTTTAAAAAGGCCTGGTTGGACAGGTAGTGCAAGCGATACTGATTTTGGTATTATAGATGATGCAACTCAAACATTAACTTTTACAACAGTTCAAGATAAAACTTTAGCAGCAGGAGTTAAAGGTACACAAGAAAATGCATATTCAGGCCAAATGACCGTACAAAGTAGAAGTAGAAATAATGTCGCATGTTTTTGTCCTTATGGAAATTATTCAAATGGCATTTCTATGTTCATTGTAGACAAGCGAAGAAGTAATCATTATGATGGGTATGGCTGGAATAATACTTCATATGGAGCTCAAGTAGGAGTGTTAGGTAATAATGATTTTGTTATAATTAAATCTCAAAATTGGGATAATGTTTATGATCAAACATTAATTCATTATATACAAAAAGAAGATGGTTCTTGGATCGAAACTGATTATGGTAACCAAATGGAAAATGCCGGCGGTATGAGTACCCAATATCCAAATTTAGTGACAATAATTTAATAGGAAATAAAATTATGGCAACAGTAGAAGGTATTAAAAATAAATTAATAGATAAGATTCAGACATTAGCTTCAGGAGCTTCATCTAGAGATTTAAACTTTTTAAGTAAATCGTTAGAAAATTTAAACTCAGAAGTTAGAGAAGATACATTTAATTCAGAAACTGGAGAATTAAATCGATTTACTGCTCAAAATATTCCTAGACTACCTATAAACAATGGTACCCAGGTTGATGCAGGAAGACAATCTAGTAACGTAGAATTTGGTGTGTTTACACAACATTCAGAAACAGTAGCATATTTTGGTACATTAGATGAAAAATTTCAAAATATGAAAAGTTCCAGGTGGGCTTGGTGTCATCATTATCTAGGAAATGCTAATGGTGGTGGATCTTATAGTTATTGGTCTTCGGCACAAAGACATCAATGCCATAGTTGGCAAACTAATCCTTGTCATTTTGGATGTGATGATTGTACTACTTCTAGCTATTGTTATAATGGAGGAACCGATCAAGTAGGTGATTTGGGTAATGCTACATTTGTAGGAGGTCCTAGCGGAGCATTCTCTACTAGATATTGGGGAGAACCTAGTAGAACTCAAGCTCTAGGCCAAATTACAAATATTGGTCCTAGACACGAATTTAGAAACGAACAATGTGAAATTGGTAATGCAGAAGTAGGTGATAAATTTTCTTATTTAATTTATAATGGTCAAGATGTAATATTAAAAAATAGAAGATTTTTACCAGGTGCCGGAACAGGAGCTAATTATTCTTCTAAAGGTACAGGTAATGGTAATGTGTCGGCGTTTGGTTCTCTTACACATAATGCAGATAGAGGAGAACTTGCAGTTTTAAATAGAAAAGATTCTGAACTTGATGGTTATAATAGAGACAAATATATATTTGCAACTACAATATATAAAAATTGTCCAGTTATTAATTTAAAAACAAATTTAAGTACGTATTTAAGTGAAACTGGTAAAGTTACTGCATTATCTGTTATTGAAGATGCTGATACATCTGCACAAGCTCAACATCCTACAACTACCTATACTGCCGGCGCAGATTCAACTGCATGGCCTTCTCAAGTTTCTTCAGGCTTAGATAATGCAGAGTTTGGTACATTAGGACATGAGAATCCAAACCATGGTACTAGTTATGCTAATTACACCAGTAGAGCATTTTATCATCCTACAAATTACAGTGAAAATTGGCAAGGCATGAAAATATGTATGACAGACAATGGCGATATATATTGGAGTGTAATGAATAGATGGGCCCACTCTTTACAGATGTGTAAACGATATACTGTAAATGGTGTAACTGACGATACGTATTACGCAAGCGTATTTGTGCCTCGATGGTCACCTTCTAGGTATGCCTTGAATATAAAAGGTTATGATGAACACAGAAATCATGATACAGTAGGATACGAACCTTTACCTAGATCAACAACACGAGTTATGGATTGGCATTGGCTTAGAGAAGCAAGAGGTAGAGAAGATGACGGCGGAGATCATCCAAATGGAAATTCAAGGTCGCCCGGACATGCAATAATTCAAAGCAGAACTAAAAAGAATGTTGTAATGAAAGCACCGTATTATTATTATTCTTCTGGAGTATCTGCATGGGTTATTGATAAAAGATTTAACAGATGGTTTACAATGGCATATTGGAGAGAGCAAAATCATGGATGTCACATTTCGGCCTTTGGTAGAGAAGGATTCGTTTGTGCTCTTAATAGAGATATTGCGGCTGACAATATAACATATAAACTTTATTCATTTAGACAAGACCCTAATTCAGGTGAATGGTTTCAAAGTGAACATGCAACTAGTTTAGGACATTGTTTTCCGGCAGTAGGATATAGTCATCCTCAACTGATTCCATTTCATTCATAAAAAATTATAAAAGGAAAGTTTAATGGCAACGTATACAAGTACAAAACAAAAGTTAATTGATAGAATAACAACATTAGCAGGTAGTGCTTCAACTTTAGCAGAAGTAAATTACTTGGCTTCTGCATTAGATCAGGTTTCTGAAGATCCTAGATACTATACAAAAGATAGGCATAATCACGAGGTACAAGGTCGTAATAATCAATCTACCCAAGTTGCTCATGCTACAGGTACAAAAGCAGGATATGCAACTACCACTGCCGATACAATTACCGGAGGAGTTCATCGAGAATATGAAGAAACTTCTACAGGTGATATGGAAGATGGTGTATATAAAATGATGCCTCGTAGTAAAAAAACAGAAGTAAATTTTGAGAACCAACCTAGAAATGTTTCTAGACCTCAATTTGCTATTTGGGCAGGAGCAGGTACTTGTATGTCTGGTGCTATTTCTTATGATAATTTTTTACAACCATACGAACGACATTGGTATAAAGGTGATGGTACTAATTGGTGTCATATGGGAATAGATGGCGGAGCTAACTGGGGTGATTATGCCTCTCAACAAAGGCATAGTAATAATTCAGTTCCATCGGCTGAATATTATAATACAGTAACATCTGCAGGTAATACTAATACTGGTGCAAGTCACGAATATCATTATCCTTCAAGAACAGGTTTAGTAGGAGAATGTGGTCATATGCGTATTAAAGTAGGACCACAAACAATAGCTCATTATGCACCAAAAGATTCAGGTCATCTTTTTAAATATGAAAATTTAGAATGTGGGACTGCACAATTAGATCATAGACAATGTTACATGAAATATACAGGTAAAATAATTCATTTAAGAGAAAAATGGATGACAGGCCAGAGAGTATCTTATAGAACTGCTTATGGAAGAGGTTGTAGTGTAAGAGAATCTCGAAATTCACCGTCTTGGCACGAAGTAAAATATGGCTGGGATACTACAACTAATGCTCTTCAAACTTATCAACCTGCATTTGGTTCATTAACATATCATAAAGAACGACAACAATTAGCAATTATGAATCAGTTAGCAGATGGCCAAAATACATATATGATGAAAATTTGGTATCATGTTGATAGAATTCGCAGATTAACTTTATTAGATGATGTTTTAAGACCTGAACATGCAACATATGTTAAATTTACATATAGTACAGGCCATAAAATTGGTAGTGTCGAAGGCCAACAATGTCAAAAAATGACAATGACAGACGACGGAACTGTTTACATGACTAATATGGCTTTAGGAGATGCATTATATTTAGGAGCATTAAATAAAGATTGGGCTGAACAAACAAACGGAATTGTATATGAGTTGGTAGTTACTAATCCTGGAACAGGTTATTCTACATCACAGCCCCCTATTATTAGCATTGCTGCACCTAACGATGCTTCAGGTACGCAAGCGGCAGGAACAATCACAGTAGCAAGTGATGGTAAATGTAATGGTTATACAATAACTAGTGCAGGTTCAAAATATGTAATGGTAGGTAGCGGAATTGGTGCCGTGACAGATACTACTCCTACACCTAGTTCGGCTTGGGAAGCAAGCGGATCATATACTGATATTGCACAGACTAGCACAAACGGAAGCGGAACAGGTTCTACTTTTGATATAACTACTGATACATCCGGTAATCCAACTGTAACAGTTAAAGCTGCAGGTAAAGGATTTGCAATAGGAAATACAGTTACACTGACAGATCCTGGTAACACAGCAAATACAGCAACGGTAACTGTAAAGTCACTCTTAGGACACGAAATGCATCCTACAGTAACAGTAACTAATCATAACGGTGGATCAGGTTTAGAAGTCAAGGCTAATATACAAGTAACCGGAAACTTTGATCATAAGAGTCAGTCACCTACATCGGGCACAACATATGGTAGAGAAAACGGATATCACGGACAGCAAATAGTTATGTCTCGAGATAGACAGTCTACTTTCCATTTTTGTCCTCATAATGGTTGGGGAGCCGGCATGCATAGTTTCATTATACACAGACCTAGTAATTCTTGGCAACTTGGTTATGTAGATGCTAATTCTAGTTTTGGATCAAACGTAGTAGCATTTGAAGATGGTAATTTTGCGGTCATGTATTCAAGAGATTGGGATGGTCCAGCAAATCACAAGTTATATATCTTTTATAGAAAATCAGATGGCACGGTAAATGCCACAGGACAAGATAATGCTTGGGTCAACAATGATGTCGGTGCAAGCCTAGAATGTCCATCTAGGACTACTAACTATCCGACTATCGTTCCTATCTTTTAAATAGGATAAATAAATACAAAGCATAAAGTTTTATTAGTAATGGAGAACAAATGGCTAAAATAGATTTTAACACAAAAAGAATAGGAAAAAAGATTCACAGTGGTGGCGAATATACAATTCCTGATGAATTAGCAAAAGGATCAGATTTAAAAGTTCCTGAACGATTTGCCTTAAACACAGGCGAAGATCCTCATTTAGTGTATGATAGATACCCCGGTTGGACCGATGACCAAGTAACCGAAGAATTAGATAGAATATGGAATGAAGAAAAATGGCCTGAATTATTACAACATTATTATACTTGCATAAGAAATGTTAAACGAGAAGCAGGAACAATTTTACAAAATTCGGCATGGATGAAAGAAAAAATTGGAGAAAAATACGGGTTAGATTCAGATGAGTACAAGGCTCATTTAGCAGATCGAGAAGATGTTAGGACCAAATCAAACGAACAAGAAGCAAAAATTAAAGCGGCATTGGAAGCAGGACAATTTGAAACTGAATGGCCAAGCGATATGATTTGGGATAATGCCCTTTCAAAATGGTCAGATAGTGGATATATAAATGCTACTACCGATCCAGGGTCTTCTGCAGATTCAGCTAAAGCTAAAGCAACTACAGACGGAATTACTAAACCAACAAGGCCTAAAACTATTTGATTATTCTAAACCGGCTTGTAGCCAAGAAAAATCATGATCGGTTGTGTAATTAATATTATCGATACTATCTACATCTTTTAGCCATTTGTGTTGATCGATAATATTATAAGCATATCTACCAAAAGCATCGGCAGTTAACGTTCGTTGGGTTATTGTTCCTAAATATCTTCTAGTTCCCCAAAGAATATCATAAGCAGATCTATTTCGAATTAATTCTTTTGTTCCTTCTTCAGATAAGTTATTAAAATTAGCACCTGCATTTATTTCGCTATCTGTTAAATATGATGTACATAAATTCCAATCAGTTATTGCACCTAATCTATTACCCAAAGCCAGCATATAAGATGCAGCCCTTCCAAAAAAACTATAATGTCTTTTGTTAGATAATCCGTCCTCTATCCACGTTAGAGATTCTTTATGATGTTTTTTCCAGTATTTCCAATAATTGGTATGATTTAATTTTGATACTGCATAATGAGCTTGAATATAATTTATTGTATCTATAAAGTTTTGTTTAGTATATGTATTAAATAATTTAATTTTTTGATCTGTCCATGACATATCAATATCATCTCTATCAAGATTACCTTGCCATTCGCCTGTCCAAACTTGATTATTATCTAACATGTTTCCTTGATCCACAGGCATTTTATCTTTAATGGCTAAATGCAAGAAAGTCATTAAATTGTTGTGCATAAAATAAATGCTAGTGCTTTCTAATGGTTCAACAAATCCTGAAGATAACCCTACTGAAATCCAATTTTTCCCTGATTGTTCTTCTAAACATTCTGTTTCAAATTTAATTAATTGGCAATTTTCTTCTTGAATTCTATCTTTATCAAAACTATTTTTAAACTCTTGTAATGCATCTTCTTCTGAAATATATTCATTACTGAATACATAGCCAGTACCAATTCGATCACGTAAACCTATTTGCCAACGCCAACCTGCTTCCATTGTTTGGCATTCGACGCCCGACAAGTATGGTAATTCTTTTTCTCTATCAATGTAATCTATTCTTGTTGCCCATGCCCGATTATTAATCATATTAGGAAATTTTTTATATTTTAAATTTAATGCATTAGGTATAAGTTTGGCAAATCCTGAACAATCTATAAAAAAATCAGAATTAATTATTGTAGAATCATCTAATTCTACATTTTTAATAGAAGAATCATTGTTTATACCGATATTGGTAATTTTATTGTTTAATATATTTGCTCCTTTAGATACTGCATCGTCGAGTAATTTTTGCCCAAATAACTCAGAATCTATATTATATGCATATTCATTCCACACTCTAGGTAATTGTACGTCTTTATCAACAAATTCTTTTTTCATAAAAGGTGATTTATTTTGTAAAGCCAACCGTAACCCGCAATTTGACATCCATGCATCTTTTTCGCTAATACTATAATTCATAATATCAGAATATTCATGCATTATTTGAGTAATAGGTGTAAAATATGAATGATCTTTTTGATACCAATCTTTAAAATGTACAGTAGTTTTAATAGTACCTCTTGCATCACCTAAACAAACTTTTTCTGGAAAAAGATTACATAAACGTAAAAATGCATTTATATTTCCGACTGTGGCTTCTCCTACACCAATAATAGGTGTATTAGGGTCTATAATAATGTTTACTTCAGAATTTTTAAATATAGTTTTTATAATATTTGCGGCACTTGCTCCGGCGGTTCCTCCGCCAAGGATAGTAAAAGATTGTTTGTTCATAATTCCTTTTTTTAAATAAATATTGATAGAGGTAATATATATGGCATATATCGGTTATAACGTAGAAGCTAGATTACATAATGAAAGTTTTAATCTTGATCAATTTACATCGAATGGTTCTACATCTATTTATACTTTAAGCATACCCAAACCTTTAACATCAAGAGCATTAATTGTTACATATGATGGTGTCACTAAAACTCCAGAAACTGATTATACATTAGATGGTAATGCTGATATAAAATTATTGACAATTCCAAATAATGGCGTTAAAATTGTTATATTGCATTTAACTAGACCTACTACTCTCTACCAAATACCTGATAGATCGATAACATCAAGTAAAATAGCTGGCGATATTCAAATGCCAGGAAACTTAATTGTAAATGGTCAGTTAACAATTTTAGGTCAAGAAGAAGAAGGGCAAGAAGGTCCGACTACTACTTTACCTACACTCGCAGTTCAAGATAATATTATAACAGTAAACTCCGGAGAAGTAGGCGCAGGTGTAACTCATGTATCTGGTAAAGCAGGTATTAAAGTAGAAAGAGGCACAGAACCTGATAAAGAATTTTCTTGGGACGAACAAAATGATAAATGGACTACAAATGGAGAAAGTATAATAACAAATATTCAAGGTACAGTTACCGGTTCATCTACATTGAACGTATTAAAAAGTGGAGATACAATGACCGGATATTTGACGCTTTCGGCGGACCCTACCAATGACTTACATGCGGCAACAAAAACGTATGTCGATAGAAAAGCATTTATTCAAGCCCTCCTAGTTTAAATAAATATATAATAAACAGGATAAAAATGGCTTTAACATCTACTGTCGTAACAAATCAAAACACAACAATAATCAGCGGAACTGCTGGAAAAATTCGAGCGGTTACTTGTTTATTTTTCTGTAACACACATGCATCAAATGCAGATGATGTTACTATATACGCAATAGCCTCTGGAGGTACTGCTAGTGATTCTAATACTATTATAAAATCTGCATCAATAGATGCAACAGATACATTAACATTTGATACAGAAAAATTATTATTAGATCCAACAGATTCTTTAGTAGGTGTAACAACTAATGGTACGATTAGTGCTACAGCAACATACACTGATGTGTAGGATAATTATATGGCTAGAACGCTTAAAAATGATTTTCGAACTGCAACTGATGCAACTAGATTTGGTGGCCAGTTTCCGACATTTTATAAAGATTTAGGAAATTTTACAGGAAATTTACCATTAGCACGTGGCGGAACAGGCGGTACTACATCGTCTACTGCTAGAACTAGTCTAGAAGTTTATAGTAAATCAGAAGTAGATCAAAAGGTAGCAACCGTAAATAATCCAAACGGAACATATAACATTATTCTTAATGGATCTAATAGTGTTACTGTAGGCACTAGTTCCATTTCTCTTGCAATATCTAATAATAATGTTGTAGTGGCATCATCGTCGGGTATGGATATTACAGGAAATCTTACAGTATCGGGTACAATAGATGGTGTAACAAATGCCGCATCAAAAGCATCAACTGCATTTGGTTGGGGAGATCACTCTATCGTAGGTTATTTAACATCGGTACCAAATAACTCCTTAAATCAATTAACAGATGTAACCATTCAAACAAACCCGACAGCAGGTCAATTTTTAATATATGATAGTACTAATGCTGACTTTAGAGTAGGTTCTTTAGATTTAAGTGGTCAAAGTATTAATAATTTAAGTGATGTAGATACAGCATCTTCTCCTCCAGTTACTGGAGATTTAATGAAATGGAATGGAAGTAATTGGGTACCTGATAAAGATTTAAGTAATGCAGTTCAAACCATTAATGATTTAAATGATGTTAATACTGTTAATATTGTTCCTATTAATAATAGTATTTTAGCATGGAGTGGTAGTCAATGGATACCAAAAAATATTAATACATTGGTTAGTTCTAGTTTGTCATTAACAGATTTATCAGTAGATTTTGGAGAAGTTTCTTAAATGGCTATACAATTTAAAAGAGGAACATCAGGTAATAGAACAAATTATACTCCTGCTGCAGGCGAATTATTACTTGTAGATATCACCTCTTCAAATCCTTCATTATATGTAGGTGATGGATCGACTGCCGGTGGCAAATTAGTATCAGCCTCAGGAAGCGGTGGCGGAGGAGGAGCATCCAATGCTTTTTCTACTATTGCAATAACCGGTCAAAGTAATGTAGAAGCTGAGAATAGTGCAGATACACTAACATTTATTGCTGGTAGTAATATTACATTAACAACCAATGCAACTAACGATTCTATAACAATTAATAATACCTATTCTGCACCGGCTGAAACTGATCCTATATTCACTGCTCACGCATCTTATAATATTACTTCTACAAAAATAACTAATTGGGATAGTGCATTTGGTTGGGGAGATCATGCACAACAAAATTATTTTGATAAAGATACAGACTCAGTTGGAGCAATAACTGATGTAGACACTTCTACAAATGCACCTCAAAATAATCAAGTTTTAACATGGCAATCAAATAAATGGGTACCACAAACATTCACTGCATCAGGTACCTTAGCAGGCTTAGCAGAAGTTAATGTTTCGGGTGCGTCAAATGGTAAAATTTTAGAATATAACAATGGTAACTGGGTAGTCGGTGATAAAGGATCTAGCTCCGGAGGAGTAACTACTTTTACTGGTTTAACTGATGTACCTGCAAATTACACTAACGGATCGAACTTATTTGTTAGGGTTAATCCTAATGCTAGTGGTTTAGTATTTTCGACTATTATTGCAACTTCTCCTTTATCTTGGAATGCAGCAACAAGCACTATTTCTTTTTCTGGAACAACAAATGATTTATCAGAAGGTAGCAATAATCTATACTATACAGATGCTAGAGTAGATGCCAGATTGGGTGTAAAAGATTATGTTCAAGATGCAGATTTTGCCTCAACAGGACTAATGAAGCGAGATAGTAGTGTAGGCAGTTATAGCGTAGTTACAGATAATTCTGGAAATTGGAATACTGCATACGGCTGGGGAGATCATTCTGCACAAAATTATTTTGATAAAGATACAGATACATTATCTAGTATATCAGGAGTAACTATTTCTTCTCCTACAAACAATCAAATATTAAGATATAATGGGTCAGCATGGATTAATTCAGCAGAAGTCGTAACAACTACATTTACTGCACTTACTGATACTCCTTCAAATTATAGCACGGCAGGTAAAATACTTTCTTCTACAGGATCTGGTGTAGAATGGATTACAAATACCGGAGGATCAGGTCTTGCTGATATTATCGAAGATACAACACCACAATTAGGCGGAGAACTAGATAGTAGAGGATTTGCATTTGCTACATCTGTAATTAACGGAAATGTTACGTTAAAACCTAATGGAATTGGTCATGTAGAATTAGTAGATAAAAATCTTAAAACAACAGGACAAGTATATTTTGGTAATACTTTTTCATCTACAGGAAATTTACCTTCTGCTTCTTTGTATTCTGGTATGTTTGCAAGAGTTGGCACTTCGTCGTATTTTTCAAATAGTTCGTCTTGGACACAAATAGCAAATTTGTCAGAAGTACCTGTTAGAACAACAACTTTATATTATACAAATGGTAATTTTGGATCTAGTAATGATAGTAGAAATGGAAAATATATATTAAGAGGTTCTACTACTGATAACAATTATTCAGAAATATTTGTAGGAGGAACATCTAATTCTAGATTAGATTTTCAAGACAATTCAATTAATACTGTATCTATATTAATAACAGGAACTAGAGAAACAACTTTGGGAGGAGCATCATTTAAATTTGAAGCATGTTTTAAAAATACTGCCGGAGTATTAACTTTAATAGGTAATGTAAATAAAACAAAAATAGGCACATCAGATACATTATACGATACTCAATTAGATATGAACACAACTACTAATACATTACGTATTAGATGTAGAGGAAATACTGGGCATACTATGAGGTGGATGGCTGTAGTTGAGACGGTTGAGGTAACACAATGAAATATATAATTAATTTATATAATACAATATCCAATGCCCAAGAAGTTGCAGATAGATTAAAGATAACAGGCGATGTATTATCTAATCTTAAAGTTATACACGTAGAAGACCCAACACAAGAACAAGTTGATACTTGGACAAAAGATAAAGATGTAAAAAATATTATTCCTGACCAAACAACAGTATGTGATGATGTTTCATCTTTTGAAGAAATAAAAGCCGACAGTATTCCTACAAACGAAGAAACATTTACAGAAAAAGCATCAGGTGATACTACACAATCTACTTTAGCATTTACATCTGGGTCTAATAATTATCATTATTGGCATTTATCCGCAATAAGCCATAGACCTAGAAGTGATGCTGCTAGAGGTACTAATTATTATTATAGTAAAGATGGAACCAATGTAGATTTATATATTATGGATTCTGGAGTTGCTGGCGCAAAATTATCAGTAAATGGTGGAGCGACACAAAACGCAAAAACGCCAACAAAAGATACAATAGGTGTTCAACATCCAGAATTTGTAGATAATACATTTAATAATGGCCAAGGACAGGCATATAGAGTTATGGATGGCGGAGTACCTGGATTGAATATAGGTTCAGGTTCAGGAATAGGCGGCGGTGGTTGGCAAAATGAGGATACGCAAGGGCATGGTACTTATTGTGCTATGTTTGCTGCAGGATTATTAGCAGGTATTGCAAAAAAATCATATATATGGTCTGCAAAATGCATGGATTCTGCAGGCACTGGTGCTAATAGTGGTTTATTATCCGATATGCAAACTGCCATGAATGCTATTGTTACACATCATCAAACTAAAGCAAATGGTAGGGGTAGTGTTTGTAATATATCTATAGGTGTTCCTTTTTACAGGGATAGTGCAAATATCAATATTAACGAAGCAACAGGCGATACGTTAAATGAAGTATTAGATGACAATGAAAAAATAATGGCAAGTGCTGGTATTTTTATTGCACGATCTGGAGGTAATGGTATTAAAAACAATGCTCAAGACTTAGTATCTCAAGGAGGAATACAAGCATCGTTTGTAACTGGTCCGAGAACTTCTGCAAAGACAGCAACACCAGTATGGAATATTGAAGATATAGATCAACCAAAGTTAGGAGTAGGTGCATTAGAATCTCGTACAGTTTCGGGTCAATCAAATACTGCGGCTAATTTAGGTAATGGTTGGTATAATTTAAGATTTACAAATTTTTCCAATCATGGTAATGCTATAGAAATATCTGCACCTGGAAAAGAATTGGTAGTTAAACATTGGAACGCTACTGAATTTGCTAACAATAGTACATATGCTTATACCGCAGCAGGAACTTCTTATTCTGCTCCCATGGTAGCAGGTGTGGCATGTTTAAGATATCAGCAAGATCCAGGAGCCGCTCCGTCAACAGTAAAAACATTTATATTAGACGCTGCAAATAAACCATATGATTATCAAAACTTAACGTCGTTTACTCATCCACATGAAAATATTTTACCTATTATAAATGCAATAAAATATATAGATAGTCCAACTAGTAGTAACGACAATATGCAATCTTTAAAAAATCAAAAATTAATTGCACTTAGAGCAAGTCCGTATTTGTATGGAATAAAAACAAACTCAACAGATGCCCATGAATTAGAACATGGTCCTTCGAATACCGGCAATGAAATGAAAATTGCTAGAGAAGACTATTTCATGATCGATGAAACAACAAAAACATCAATATCAGGAATATCAATAAATCAAATTCATGGTCAAGCACATAGATTAAAATATCGATTTACAATGTATTGTGATTTAGAACCTGGAGATCCTAACGGAGGGTCTACATTAACTACTCCTAATCAAGGCCAAGAAATATATTGGGCAGTAGACTCAAACTCTAGCAATAACGGTACAATTAAATTAGTTGTAGTTGCTGCATCCGGTAATCATAATAATAAGATAAGAGTTTGGCTTAATAAATCACCAAATACTACTAACTGGCCCCAGGGAGATCCTTTCGACATATCAAGTATTACTACATCTGACTGGAACGGTAAATTCATGACTGCTGCTAATGCATCAGGTGTATATTATGGAAAAATGGGAAACTTTAATGTAGCAACGGCAAGCACAATTAACAATAGTATTTCTGCATTAAATGGGTGGGTTGTATTTACACAAATAACCGCAGCAAATACTAGTATAGCAACAGACGGTACAGGTTTAAAATTAGCAAATTTATCAGGTACAAATGCATTAGGTATTAATGCTAGTACAACACCACACGTAACATATAATGCCGTGGACGGCCAACAATATGGTCAACAATTTAGAGATGGTTTACTAAGTGATGTTGATGCAGATACTATTAATACAGTAACAATAACTGCATTATATGGAAGTGGGGCTTCGCAAATTGTAACAGATTATTTACCAATTAAAGAATCGCCACAAAGAACATTATTTTCTTGGTATGTTGATAAAGAATTACGTCCACCTAATCTATCTGGATCAGGTTTTATATCGAATACTCCTCAAAATTTTTCAGTAGGACAAGGAGGCAATGTAAATTTAAATTTAGGTATGTGTTGGGTAGATACAAATAATAATTGGTTGATAGGATATCAACATTTAGAAGCAGATGCTCAATCATATTCTTTAACAGGGAATCTTCCTAGTGGTTTGACGTTAAATACTACAACAGGTGTGTTAACTGGTACAATAACATCTGATATAACAGAAACAAATACATTTACTATAACTGCACATAATGTAGGTGCAGTTTATAATTTTGTTATTACAGAAATTGACGAAGTAGGGTATGATTATGACGGCACTGATTTACGAATACCAGGACGAGTAATAGATAATTGGATAGAAGTCAAAACAGATAGTTATCAATTAGCAGTTAATAAAAATTATATGATAGATTCAGGAGCTTTAACTGGGCTTCCGATGAATTTAACAATGCCTAGTAGTGCAAAAATGGGAGATACAATAATTCTTATGGATGCTACAAGTACTGCTGGTACTAATAGTTGGATAATAGATCCAAATGGTTTAAAAATCCATACTCCTGGTAGCGGAACAAGTACCTGGACAGTAAGTACAGTTGATGTTCAATATGAACTTGTATATTTTGAATCTACTAGAAGTGCAGGTCAAACAGGATGGATAATTAGAGTGACATCATGAAATTCTTAAAAAGACAAAAAGTAGATACTGCTGAAGTTCAAGAAGATATTTTTACAGGCAATGGACAGAATACAGATTTTATATTAACATTTACAGTTATTAATGTAAAGCAATTATTTGTATCTATTGACGGTCTAACACAAGAACCTCAAAATGCATATAGTGTTAGTTTAGATGGTACTAAGGTTGTATTTTCAGAAGCTCCACCGAATACTTCTAAGATTGTATGTAAGTACATAGAAGCGGCACCATTGAATGTGACTGAAATATCCGATAATTCTGTAGGTATAGCAAAATTGGCAACAGCAGATGGTAGTGCAGGACAAGCATTAACAACAACAGGCGCCGGAGTATTGCAATTTAGATCCGTAAAATCAGCTGATATAGAATATAAAAATACAGATTTTACTGCTGTTCCTGGACAATCTGTTCAGGTAGATACATCTGTGCAAGCAATAACACTTACATTACCTTCATCACCAGTGCAAAATGATTCTATACAAATAGTTGATGGAGGAGGAACATTTGATACTAGGAATTTAACCATAGCACGGAACGGTAAAACAATAATGGGTCATGCAGAAGACCTGGTAGTTAACTATAATCAAGCATCTTTTGGCCTTGTTTATAACGGGACCACATGGAGGATATTTGGATAATGCCACTTACAAAATTATCAACTGGTTTAGTATTAGATGGATCGATTTCAAGTGCAAAAATCACCGACGGTTCTGTTACTGGTGCGGATATTCAAGCCGGAACCATAACAGAAACACAATTAAGTAGTACATTAGATTTATCAACTCTTACAAATTATGTAATTGGTACCAGTAAAATAACACATGTAGAGTTACAAGGAACATATACATCACCTGCCGATGATGATAAATTTTTACAAATAAATAATCAAGGCGTCTTACAATGGTCTGATCCTGGAACTTATCCGGTTCCGTTTACTTCTTTAACAGGTCAAATTGATGCATCTCAAATAGCAAATAACACAATCACTTCTGCAATGATCACCGACTTAAATGTTGGTACGGCAGATATTGCTAATAATGCAATAACAATAGACAAGTTAGCAACTACATTAAATTTATCATCGTCTACTTTAACATTTCCTGCAACGCAACAATTTACAAATGTTACAATAACAGGCGATCTTATAGTGCAGGGAACAACAACAAATGTAAACACCAATGATTTAAATGTTAAAGATAGATTAATAGTATTAAATTATGGAGAACAAGGAGCAGGAACTTCTGCTTTGTCTGGAATAGAAATTGATAGAGGATCTGAACAGAATGCACAAATAGTATGGGATGATACACAAGACAAATTTAGGTTTTTAGTTGGAGGTGCTAAAGCAGAAATAGATTATAATTTTACATTTGCAAATCAATCCGTAGGATTAACGCAATTAAACGTGCCCCAAACAGGAACATTTCCGCCACCTTCTCAATATTTTTTAGAATCAGACGGTGTTGGAAATTTAAGATTTAATACTGTTACATCTTCTACATTTCCTGTTACAGGAGTAATTTCAGGTACATTGGGTGCAACAACTTTTACTCCAGATAGTGTAAATACTGCCGCTATAAATGCAGGTGCTGTAGGTGCTACTGAATTAGCAACTTCTTTGGATTTAAGTACAAAAACTCTTACATTTTCGTCAGTTACAATAAATTCAATTAACAACTCTATAACCGATACTATTATTCTTAATAAAATTAATAATGCAACCTCATTTACATTAACTAATGCAAATTTAACATTACCAACTGATTCTGTTAAAACGGCGTCTATACAAAATAATCAAGTTACAGTTGATAAATTATCTAATACTTTAGATTTAAGTACCAAAACAGTTACTTTACCTTCGTCGGTTACATTTCCTACTGGTAGTATAGATACACTTCAATTAGCAGTAGATGCAGTTACATATGATAAAATAGATTTTACAAATGCAGGAACAAACGGGCAAGTATTATCTTTAGCGGCGGGCAATGTATTAACTTGGATTCCAATGGAGGTTCAAGACCCTGTATGGTTAGGAGGATTTTGGCCAGACGTAAAAGAAAACTATTCATTTCATCTTACTTTTTCTAGCGGAGATATGATAGTTACAATGAAAAATAGAGATGGTAATGATTTAGATACCACTCAAAGTTTAAATTCGGGTTATAGTAGATTTGCATTTAGAAGTGCAAATAAACACGATTCTACATATACTATACATAAGCAAACGTCAAATATATCAATTACAGTACCTAAAGTATATGGGTTAAATTCATTAATAGGAGATCCAGCAGTAAGCACAGGATGGCGTCGACTTTATGTTTATGGTTATCTAATTGGTGGAGTAATGAAATTAGCCATTAGCGGAAAAGTAGCAATAGACGAAGGCACTACACAAAATACTGTTTTGTTTACCTCAGATACTGCTCCAGGATTAAACAATAAATTATATGGTGTTGATACCCAATCTAACGTCCCAATAAGATTATTAGGTAGAATACTAGCACAAAATTGGAGTTCGGCTAGTGGATGGAGTTCGACTAATTCAGATATAGAATTATCAGTTCATTTTCATACTAATCAATACGAGTTTGTATAATGTCCTCAAGAACATTTTCTTATAAAAAATACAAAAGAATAATGAGCGATATTCTTAGTCAGCCCGATCTCTCTTTTCGGGAAATTTTTGATGCAATAATTAATGAGGGAATGTCTTACTACAAACAACTTACGTTTCCTCTTAGTTCTAATTTTGGAAATGCTGATATGCAAATTTCAGCATCTAATAATACCAATAAAGTTTATAGTCCTGATAGAACATACACAGGTGAATATACAATGCCATTAATTACACTTAGTGGTTCAACCATAACCGACTACATAACTGCAAGCGACCAAGATATTAATCGAACACCTAATGTGAATACAAATTTAAAAAATTCAGTAAGTCCTGATCATAAAATAGGATCAATGGTTGTTCCTCCAGCATATGGGGTTGCAGTATTAGATGAAATTCATTTAGAAGTTGATGCTCCTGACAACTGGATAGCCGGAAACGGTGTAGTAACTTTTAAAGTAACTTCATCAGATCCTGTTCCAAATGGCAAATTATATCTTTGTAAATTAGATTATACTAGTTATCCGCCTACAGACAACGCAATTATTTTTCATAGTTGCAGAGAAATAACTGCAAACGGAAATGCTCAAACTATAACATTTAACGTAAATCCTGGATTTTATAAATTTGCATATATTTGGCATGCAAAAAATAATCAAGAGTACCAAGGAGCAAACACACTAACTCCAAGAAAAAAGATAGAAATATTAGATAATATTAGTTGGTCAACTTATGCGTTAAGTACTAGAACGATACATACACCCGATTATAACACATCACAATACAAATATACAGATGATAAAGGTGTAACATATATGTCAGAACAAGGTATAGGTAAATTTTTTCATGATGCATTTGAAGTTATAAGAAATAATTCTGATTTCCCTACAAGTTCTTTCAGTAACCCACTTCCTTCGCATTTAACAGATTATGGTAGAATAACAAATCTAAAAAATTATCAAGGTATTTCATCTGACTATACAACAAAAATAAATTATCAAAAATTTTTAGATTGGTTAAGATCTATATTTCTTTTTCCAAAATTAGGTTGCCCAACAGGTATACACAATGATAGTACAACATGTAATGCAGATTCGACCAGTTCAGGGCACACAACAGGATCATCAAATTGGATTACTACTGCTTATAATGATTTATATAAACCAGAACCTTTTGATGTATTGCTTGTAAGTGGTACTGATACTTATATGTTCTTGAATACACTTATAAGAAAAAATGATAATTTTTTATCCGATCTTGTATTAACTTGGGAAGAGTCTCAAGGAAGCGGTATTGAGTCATATGACATAGAAGTAATGCCAGACGGAGCAGGAACTGGATATTCTGTCACTTCTGTAATTACCGGTACTACAAGTAATGGAGAACTTGAATATACTCATGTCGGAGATGTTTCTACTGCCAGTCAAATCGCTTATTCAGGGCCCGGCGGATTTACTGAATATTATATAGGATTTTCAAATACACCAGCAGCATGGAACGGAATTCAGCCTTGTACTTGGGGGACAGGAGCAAAACCTACAACGGAACATTATATATTTAAAACGGCTAGAAACACGACATATTCCGAATCTACAAAAATATTAGATTGGATTCAAAATAAAGGTTTTAGAAGATTCAAAATAACATTACAAGACAATCAAATAATACAGTTTACAGTTAATACAATTACAGAATCGCCATTTGCAGATGGGTATAATAATCAAGCAAATAGTCCTAATTATCCTACTAATCCAACTTATCCCGATGGTACACTGGTACGTCTAACCGTTACATATGATCAAGGAAAAGGATTTGATGATATTATCAGTGCATGGAACACAAATTTAGGAAGGTCTGATACTTACATAGGATCTTGGCAAATTCCTACTACTGGTATTTACGCAACTAGAGGATTTCAAGTAGAACCTATAGATATTACATATCCTAATTTTGGTCAAGGATCTTTGCATAATAATTATAATTGGCAAGTAAAAAGAACAGATACAAATGCAATGCTAACTGTAGGTTCTGGTAATTTTATAATACTTGACGGTGGAGCAAAATTTAGATTAGAACTAAGTATAGAATTGGGCAGTATACCAGTTGAAGTTAAATCAGAAGTTATACATGGAGCATTTTCTATAGGTAATGAGCAAACAACTCCTAGTTATTATTCTAGTACTAATCCGACCGGTTCTACATATAGAGTACAAGATATAAAAACAACAGGAGTTACACTCCAAATACCAAATGATTGGCATCCATTAGTACAGACACAAGCGGGCGGAGNATTTTTTAATGCAGACTTTCCGAAAAATTTTTATTATTCTATTATTGCTAAGATGGCCGAACAGAATAATGGATATGCAGAAGGAAATGCATCGAGATTAGTTCGAGGAGGATACGCAAATAGAAAACAACAAAAAAAATTACTGTCCGTCGATAAAAATTTCCCTCATATTAATCGAACAACTGAGCTATATCCTGAACAAATAAGTTATGCAGCAATTAACGGCCAAGGATATAGAATACATAGTTTTAACAAAACATACACAGATAATAATACTCATACAATAACTGTAACTGAAGACATGGTTGTAGATTTATTATTAGTAGGTGGGGGAGGAGCTGGAGGTACATCTACTGCTACATATCAAAGTCACATAAGGTATGGAGGAGGCGGTGGAGGTGGTGATGTTAAATTTCTTCAAAATATATCATTAACGCCAGGAACATATACTGTAACTATAGGTTCAGCCGGATCATATTATAATAATGCAGGTCAATTAGGTCCTGCAGGACATGGTGAAGATTCTTCTTTTGTCGGTGGAAATATTAATTACGTTGCTAAAGGAGGAGGCCGAGGAGGCGGTGGAGATCCAGCTACAGGATCGGCTGGTACTTCTCAAGGCTATATTGCAGGAGATGGCGGAAGCGGCGGAGGAGGTCAAAGTAGAATAGACCAAACAACAACAGGACAAATAATAGCCACATTAACTGCCGGAAATGCAGGAACTGCAACAGATAATGACGGATATAATGGTGGGATAGGTACTGCATACGGCGCCGGAGGCGGCGGCGGAGCAAGTGGAGAAGGAGGCGGCGGCCCAACATACGATTCAAATAATAAATTTTTTGTAAATCAAGTAAATGATACTGTAAGTTTTGGAGGAAGTAATTGGCCATATTTTTATGGTACTGCATGGTATGGTGGGCCTGAGGGGAAAAACGGACCTAGCAAAGGCGGCGACGGATCAATGATAGATTTTGATGGTTCAGGCGAAAAAGAATATGGTGCAGGAGGACAAGGTGGCGGAGGGTTAGGCGGAATGCCCTATAATCTTTCAATAGGTAATCATAATCAAGGCACAACAAGAATGCCACTTGATGGTCCATTTTTACATGCAGGCCTTTCTTGGTCTTTAGTAGAGACTAGAGCTTATGCAACAGGTGTTGCATGGGATGCAGGCAATAGGCCGATAGGTGTACCGGGTCGAACAGATGGTAATTACACTGGTAATCCTTATGAAGATATCAGTGGCCAAAGATTTTCAGATGCAGGAGGCGCAGTCGCGGCCGGAGGTGTTTTACTTTTTGGTATGAGTCTTAGTTCGCCTGATAATGGTACAGATGGTCGAGGTAATGGTGGTGGTGGTGGTTCTGCATATATGGATTACGGAACTGCATCTGGTCAAAATGGCGGTGCCCACGGGGTAGGAAGAAAAGGCGGTAGAGGTTTTGTAGGTATACGATATAAATGGGCTACAAATAATGGCATACCATATGTTGAATATGAACCTCAATCATATGTTACATATACATCTTCGCCTGGCGGTAGTACAACTTTTGCTACGGGGCAAACGACATATTTAGACGAAAATGATCCTAATACTGATAAATCAGACCGAACACAATTATTTCTTAACGCAGAAATGGGCAAAAGAAGACATATATATTTAAAATTTAGAATGCCTTCGGTAGGCAATGGAACTATTATCGGTATAAGATTACTTATGAAATGTACAGATGTAACATCATGGGGCACTACTCATCCTACAGGTGAGCTTAGAGAAATTACACAAGCATCATTTATAACAGGCGTTTTTGCTCCTACTTGGAATAACATAAAAGGTACAACAGCTTGGACTACTCCAGGCGGAATGGCACCAGGGTCTGCTAATAGTACAGTTATAGATAGGGTTGATTTTTCGACTGTGACTATCGGTCAATCGGTTGCTTGGACTATTATGGGAGCATCCGCTGAAAATTCAACTTTTTGGGCACCAGGTAGTGATCATTATGTAATCATATATGATAGCAGAACAGATCTAACATCATATGAATCTTCTAAAAGAATTACGTTCGACAGTTACAGTACTGTTATAGCACAAGAAGATTGGCCAAAATTAGAAGTTACTTACCAAANTTAATTTAAAATTGTTTTTATTTTTTTAATACAGGATTTGTCATAGAAAACTAATTTAGCACCACTATGTAATGGTTTTGGCCAACTATAAATATCAACCCAACAATAACCACTAGACTCAATGTTCAATTGAGGAACAAACTCTTCGTCAACAGTAATTATAAAAGTATTATATGTAAATCCATTTTTATTTGATCTAAATATATGAAGCGGATATATTTTTTTAAAGGATGGAATTTCCCCCATTTCTTCTTTAATTTCTCTGTTTAAAGTGTCAATAGGTATTTCGTTATTCTCTGCTTTTCCGCCCCAGAATGCCCATGTATTAGGATGAGATACAGTATTAGACCTCATTTGAAGCATTATTTTAGATGTAGAAATTGATAGGAATATTGCTCCTACGCCTTGTATCATAAATAAACTCGCCAAAACCCCGGAAAAAAGTTTCCTTCAATAGCACTAATCCAATCAGAACCATTCCATTTGTATTTTTTACTATCTTGTGTATTTGTTGTAAATTTTACGTCTGATGTTGCACTTGCATCAAAACTAACAGTCCAATTTGATCCGTTGTATTGAATAATATCATTTACGTTGGCAGTAAATGTTCCCCATTCAGTTATGTTTGGAACAGTATCTAATATTAAATATCGTTGTCCGTTAGATGCAGCCGCTAAAGTACCGTCGCCAGGAAAATTTATTTGAGGATTAATTATTGCAAGTGGTGCAGTTACAGTATCAGTAGGTAAAGTGCTAGTATCAACAGTTAATGTCAGCTCATTTGTTTCACTACCTGCAGCAAGAGTACCATAGACTTGAAAATTTGCATTTGCTTCTATATTTGAATCCATTAATTTAAGTTGGCTTACACCAGTTCTTAATGCACCTGATCGTTCTTTAAACAAATTTGCCCATGTATCTGTGCTTTCTTTACCATTTTGATCTAATAAAGTTACGGTTGTTCCTGTGACATTTATAGCTCTGTCTTTAAATGTTGTTGCTAAGTAACTTTTAGGTGCGTCTGCTATGTCACCGTCAGATCTAAAAGTTGTCATTTCGGTTGAGTCTTTAGCAGTAACAATTTTTGAGATTATAGTATGTATTAAAGTTTGTTTTGTTACTTTAGATGGAACTGATAAATGTATTGTAGATTTAAATGTTAGTGTAGTAATATCTATAGTGTCTTCAACTCCTGTAGGTACTGATCTATTAGTCCATTGTGTACCTACTAATTCAACATAAGATAATCTAGTCCAGTCAAATGGATTACTAGAAGAAATTAAATTAACTGAAGGATTATATAAAGTTAAAATTTGTTCTAATAATTGAAATTTTTGTTCTGTATTACTAGTCCATATATCTACTTGCATAGTTAAATCATATGGCACTGGCATATGTTTTTCTATCTGATACGAATCTCCTATTTCGTCATCATATGTATTAGTAGCATAATTAAACTTCTTTTCATGAACTTGTACCTTATGGGTTTCGTATGGAGATTTTCTTGCATCAGGATTTAAATCTAAACTTTGAATCCAACAACTTATAAATGGCGCCGAGTTAATAACATTTTCTGAATTTTGTTTTAAAATATGTGATACCATTCTAGAAGAATCACCATATCTTGCAGGTACAGTTCTATATGTTTCTGTTTCTCTATCTATCTCTATTTCAAAATTAGAAAACAAACGAATAAATTGTTGTATGTATCTTCTAAATTGTTTATCGTAAAAAAAGTCCATTATACATCAGCCTTAGGTTTTATTACCGCACTTAATCCTTGTTTTGAATCTGAATTATTAATAGTAGCATCGTTATTTGTAAATCTTCTCTGAACATATGTATTACCTTCCCAAGTCGGATCTGTTGACGGAACAGGAGCGTATACCCATTTAGATCCTGATCGTACGTACATTCTTGGAGGATTAAAATCAGTACGTAAAAATTCATCACCTTCTGCAGGAGATGCAGGAAATTGTGTACCTTTTGCTAATGATGTTTTACCATATCCATAATCATCTTGTCCGTATAAATGATCTGTCTCAATATATCCATCGTATGCTTCTGAAGCACCTTTTTCTACTGCTTCGGATATTTCTATTTCAGATTTATATGTACTGAAAATATCATTATCTGATTCGACAATATCTTGAAATTCTTGAGTATCGTTCATTGGTCCTACTTTTACTCTCCATACATGAGGATACCATGTTTGAGAAAATCCTTCTGAAGATCGATTTGCATCCTCAACAACATAAAATTTATTAATGCCATTTTTATCTTCATCTAATAATGTATCATCACGTAAATGCGGTAATTCTAATACATCACCTGACATTAGTTTTCTACCAAGTTTTTCTATCATATCATTAATATGAAACGAAACAAACAAATTATCAGCAGTTAAAAAGAAACCAAATTGTGCAAGATCAAAATCGTTATCACTTACATTATATATGCCACGTAGTTCATATATGTCAGGGTCATATTTTCTATCCCTGTTTTCCATTAATAACATATCTTGAATTGTTAATTCTGAAGCACCATCCGACGATGCATGATGGTTAGGTTGTGTTGAATCGTTTTGTTCGCCTACGTTTTCAGGACCTAAGTATTTGTGAACTAAAAATGCGGTCCCGCCTATATCAAATTGTTCTCTAATGTTAGAATCGAAAAAATTGTAATCGTTTGATTTATCTTGTCGCCAAAGACTGAGTCGGGGCATATATCATTCCTTATTCTAAATATTTATCGAAATGTTATGCCCCAAATGAATTAATTAACTATTGCGGTTGTTAATAATTTTCCACGAGCGGCAACTACTTCTCCCTTCCAAACTGCTGATGTTTTAGAAAGTGAGTAAGCAGGAGTACCAAATTCTTCAAAGTCTAACCCTGATTCTTCTTGTTCTTCGGATACTCTGATACCTACTGTATATTTTAATGCACCCCAAACAATAAAACTTGATACGAGTACAAAACTACCAATACCTGCAATACCATATAGCTGAGTAACAATAGAAGCATCTTCTTTAAAAATTCCTACTGCTAATGTTCCCCATATACCTGCTACTAAATGAACAGATAATGCTCCTACAGGATCGTCAATTTTTAATTTATCCCATAATGGTACTGCATATACACACAACGCACCACCGATAAGACCAATAACACATGCAAGCCACATGGTTGGATAATCTGGTCCTGCGGTAATACTTACAAGTCCTGCTAAAGCACCATTAAGTACCATAGTTAAATCTATACGTTTATAAAATATATAAGTCATTGCCATGGCCATTAAAGCACCTGCACATGCAGCAATATTTGTATTTGCTATTACGGTTGCTATTGCATTTACATCTGCTTTTGTGCCCATCGCTAATTGGGAACCACCATTAAATCCAAACCAACCAAACCATAATATAAATGTACCTAAAGTTGCTAAAGGTAAGTTTGCAGGAGACATCATATTAGGCTTTCCATCTTCATTGTAACGTCCTGCTCTAGATCCTAACAATATTGCACCTGCTAATGCACACCAACCTCCTACTGAATGCACAATAGTAGATCCTGCAAAATCGCTAAAACCCATTTCGGATAACCATCCACCGCCCCATGTCCATGCACCTTGCAATGGATATATAAAGGCGGTTAAAACAAGCACTACACACATGAAAGGCCAAAACTTAGCTCTTTCTGCAATAGTACCTGAAACTATACTTGCTGCGGTTGCTACAAACACAACCTGAAAAAAGAAATCAGCCATGCCTGAATGATCTCCATCTGAAATGCTACCATACATAAGTTGGTAACCTATAATATAAAAACATACACATGCCAATGAGTAAAGTCCTATATTCTTTGTTAATATTGCTGTTGTATTTTTTGACCTAACTAATCCAGATTCTAGCATTGCAAAGCCTGCCGCCATTAGCATTACCAAACATCCGCTAAAAAGTAAAAGAAAGGTGTTTAAAATATAAGCAATGTCGTTGTAATTTTCCATAGTTTTCCTTCCGAAAATGCTTAATTATTCACAAGTTATATTTAGTACGTTGATAATATTTTCTATTAGAAACGAAGG